TCCACCTTGTGCCCAAACTGTTTCTACAGATGTACCGACATCACCATTGATGCCGAATTTAAATAAGGTTTTGTGACCATCAACTTGCCCACGGGCTACTTGCAGTTCAAATGGCTCATACGCGCCCTGACGGGTTGCGGAAGAATAAGTTCCCATATCAATCCTCAATTAGAAGCGGGAGCCGAAGCCCCCGCCCATTTCAACAAGCCTTGCCACCACGTTTCTTGCCGGGGACAACAGTGCGAGTGACTTCGCGCTCTTTGGTGCTAACAGAGCCCTTACCACCCAATGCATCCATAGCCTCACCAATCTTACGAGGAATCTTCCTGATGGTACTAATCGGGCTCTTCAAAGCTCTCATGAATTGATCACGAGTCTCCCGATTTTCCTTCTCTTCATCCTCATAAAACTTGTTGTAAGCCATTTCGTTGTCGCTTACGCCACCGCCACCTTCGTACTTCTTAACCTTGCCACCCTTTTTGTAGGTGCCAGAGAGTTGATTAATACTTACAGGTGTTGGAGGACGCTTACTACCTTGTGGCATCTTGACGGCACGACCATCGTCCTGCACAGCCCCACCGTCAGCAAACTTTTTTGTGGCACCGCCTTTGCGATAACCACCAGCATTGCCTTTTCTAACGCCACCAGTAGTGGTGTTGGTTACGCCAGCAGGAGTGGTGCTGACGTTGTTTTCAACGCCGCCACCCTTAGCATACTTAGCCACACCGCCCTTTTTATAGCCACCGCCGTTGCCCATCTTCACGCCACCAGTTTTAGCTGGCGAACGATCAGGGGTTGCAGTGTGCATCTTGGTCTCAACGTAGCCCTCAGCGCCCTTTTTAGAGGCACTCACAGGGATTACGCTGCAGCCATCCTTGTAGCCGCCCTGACCCATCACAACGCCACCTGTCTTCAAGCCCTTGTGAGCTTTAGATGCAGGCATATCGGCGTGCTTCTTCAGTGACTCAGGCATGCCACCGTCTTTCATCACAGGGCGTACTGGCATCTTAGACGCCATCATTGCCTTGCGACGAGAAGCCATAGAAGGCTTCTTAGGGGCTGGGCCTGCCGGCATTGACGCAGGCATATTGGAAGGCATAGAAGGAGCAGCCATAGTGCCTAAACCACCCATAGCCATCTTCTTGGCTTTGGTAGTAGAGCCACCCTTTTTCATTGCTACAGCGCCGCCTTTTGCGAGTTTGAGCTCAACGGTAGGCTCCGTGGTCATCATTTTGACCATTGGTTTAAATTGGCCCATGTCGTGCCTCCTTAAACTTTTTGAGCGTATACAACTGTCAGGCGGATAACACCCTGAGTTGTGGCGATTGTGCCGTTAGGATCGAGCGTAACAACAACATTGGTATTGTTACCAATGTCAGCCATTGCGCTTAATTGTGCGGCAGTAAAAGTCAAAGCGGCTCTACCACCGGCAAACACATCAGTCGAAGAAACGTACTGAGTGCCTGCGGCAACTGTGCCGACGGTCATTGCAATTGCTGTAGCAGTACCACCACCTACTGATTCGTTCACGGTCATATCGGCATAAATGTCGATAATCTGGGACGAGGCAGGAAGGGTGATTGTTGCGCTAGTTGCGGTTCCAGCGGCAGCGGTAGTGACAGTAGTTGTTTGACTCAAAACGACGAAACCGCCGTCAGTGGTGTCAGTCAACGTGCCAGAACCGGAGCGCAAAGTAGAACCGAAATAAGTTTGTGCCATTTCGTTCTCCTGTGAAGAGGGAGGCCGAAGCCCCCCAACCCATGTTTAGACGCCCGGTGTGCCGTACATTGCACGCCAGTCAGTGAAGCCCACATCGTAACGCTCAGTCGCCTTGTAGCGCATCGAGTCAGTTTCGAAGTCACCTTCCATGGTCTTCTCCAGCTTACGACGCATCAGAAGCTTCATGCCTTCTGGAGCATCGGTCTGAACCCACCATGCGGTAGCAGAAGTCAGACGCGACAGAACTGCAGCGCCTTCGTCCAGCAGACCAATCGACTTGATCGGGTTGATGTCGTTGTTAGCGTTGCCGCTACGCAGAACCGACTTCAGGAGAACTTCAGCTTGGAAGATGTTGCCGGGAGCGACCACCAGTTGGCGGGGAACCAGACGGATCTTCTTGCCGTTGTTGTCCACAGCTTGACGGATCTGGATAAGCATCTGCTCAAGCGAGGTCTGCGACAGGTTAGCTGCTGTTGCCAGCAGGTTGGAAGCGGTGCCGTTAACGATTGGGTGCGAAGCCGAGTTCAGTTGCACACCGTCGCCGCCGGGGTAAGCCGAGTTGAAAGCGCGGTTCAGCACGTTGGCTGACAGCGTTTCTTTGGTCTCAATCAAAGACTGAGCCAAGTGACGGGCATACACCTGACCGATACGGATATGGTCACCGTCTTCAACCAGAACTTTGGTCAGAGCAAATGCCAGACCATAGACGGAGTAGACGTAACGCTTGAGGAACAGCACGCCACCCTGCTGATACGATACTGGAGTACCGTCAGGCAGTTGTGGAGCCGCGCCAAAGCCGTACAGGACTGGCTCTTCGTGGTAGTTACGTGGGATGCCTTCCGACTCGCGGAAAACACGCGACCATTCATCGGTACGCTGATCGTAGACACCGTCAAAACACTCATTCAGGATTGGTTCGACAATGCTACGAAAGTCGGTACTTCTCATTGGAGCTGCCATGGTTCACTCCTCCTTATTAGATGGCGGTGCCAGCAGCAGGAGCAAACTGGTACTCGCTGATGTTGGCGCGGACGATCACGTAAGTGTCGCCCCAAGCGTTATCGGTATACGGAGCAAGATCAATAATGCGCATTTGTGCACTATTACCAGCGCCAACTAGAGTTGTGGACAGAGTTGCCTGAGAAAGACCAGTCACATTCGATCCAGCAGTCGTGTTTGAAAGATCGGCTTCATCACCAATAGAGGTTTGAGCCAAGCTACCGTCAGCTTGAATTTCATACACGATGTTTTGATCAGCGTAGAAGTACGCAATGCAAGAACCAGTCTGGTATGCAGTGTTTGCAGGCCAGTAGTTCGACACACGACGGCGACCAGTAGTGTCAGTCCACTCTACACCAGCAAATGCGCCAACGAAGGCTTCACCGGCTGCTGCAGGTTGAATAACGCCACCAGTGACATACTTCACAGGTTGACCTTTGAGAATATCGGCGTTGTAAGCCGATGTAATACCGCCAGCCAGAGCTTGAGCGCGATCCAGACCCGAAGGATGAAACGCAGGGCGCAGGCCGAACGGAGCATTAGTGCTAGACATAATTTACTCCTATCAGTTTAACAAGTGTCTTAGCCGGCAAATGTCGGCGCAGACAGTGGTTTGTCCATTTGCTCAATGCCCTCACCCTCGACTTGTCCGAGTCTTCTACCCGAACTATCACGGCCTTGGATGTTTTCTGCTTGCATTCGGATCTTGTTGGCTTCCTCAAGAGGAGCCTCGTGGTGGAAGTGCGCCATGATGTCTTGGTACATATCCATCGGGATCTTAAACAGCAGCATCTCATTACACGCGATATAACCAGTATGTTCGCCAGCCTTTACACGGTAGTTCTCAAACCCTTTTACGTCCTGTTCCATCACAGGAACATAACCAAGGCGAACCCGCTTATCGATGCTGTCGTAACTATTGGTTGTCGATAACCAGCAAACATGCCAGCCGGGAATCAATGGAGCATTTGGCAATGCGCTTTGTGTCCACTCATCTTTCCACATCTTTCGACGTTCATCAGACGACACAAATGTTTCCTCCGGTGCCTCACGAACCGAGTCGTGACTAGCGCGTGATTCGCGCCCACCTGCAGAGAGAGATTTTTTCAGACGAGAATCCATGATTAGTTCCTTCCTTGACGGTTACGGGCTTCCATTGCATAGCGCTTGATCATGCGGTTACGTTTCTCAGAATCGTCCCACATGCCTGCATCTTTCATAGCCCGGACTTGATCCGGGGTAAGGGTGAAGGTATTCCCCCGCCCTCCACTATTACTCGACGCTATCTCACGACCACTGCTAGTTACCACGCTCCGAGGACGGCGCTGTGCCGGTTTCTCGCTGCTGTAATCATTGTAGCGGTTCGGTAGCCTTTCTGACAAGCGATTGTCAAGCTCTTTCCAATAATCTTGCGTTGCAGGATCCCAGCCCTCTTCGGCCATGGCCTGATCAATCGTCAAGGCAATTTTTGAGTCAATGTCGCCACCCTGTGGGTCATACCAAGGGTTGCTCTCCAACCAGCGGGAGGCGTGCCGTTGGACACGGGGATCCTGCTGGATCGTCTGCTGGCGCTCAGGCTGAACCATGCGCTGCTTATACGACTCCAGATCCTCTGCCTTGCGACGGGCTTCAAACCACATCTCTTGGGCTGAGGTCAGCAGGGTGCCGTCACCATTGGAGGTCGCCTCGGCAATCTTGCGCTTGGCAAACTCAATACGGTTGTGCTGGTCTTCAATCGCTTTGTCCAGCCGTGCTAATTCACTACCGGCTGTCTTTTTCTCAACAACAGAAAGACGCTCCAGAAGCTCTTGGTTCTGGCGCTGCAGGTTTTGCAGGCGAACGTCCTTCTCAACTTGGTTCTGGCGGTGGTATTCCTTACGAGCCTTGCGCTTTGCCCGCTTAGCAGCACGGATGCGCTCTTGCTCTGGGTCTACGTCGCCAGTAGCCTCGATCTCAGCCGCCTCAGCAGCCTCATCGTCTTCATCTGAGCCATGATCGTCATCAGCAGCACCACCCTGCCTCAGCTCAGGATCATCCCCTTCCATTCCATCAGGCAAGGTTACGGTTGCAGAACCGTCTTGCCCTTCGTTAATCAGCAGATCAGCCGTCTGCTTATCGGTTGCGTCGGTTGCCATTGTTACTCCTTAGATAAAAGCCCGCATTTCCAGCGGATCACCAGTGACTCGTGCAATGAGTTCATGGTCGTTAAGAATCATAAATAGGGCAGGATCTTCGTAATCCTCGTCGCCGGGGACAGGTACTTCCCAGCGGTCGCCACCCCATTTCGGGACACGGATGTAGTCACCCACTTGCGCCCATGCGCCTTCAGGCCACGGCTCCATCGTGTCGCGCTTCTTAAATGCCAGCGGGCCAATCATCAGCACCTTGGCTACCATGTTGTTCCACTTCTCGGTCTCTTTGGTTTCTTCAACCAAGATAATCCCGGCACTGGTTGCTTTCTTCTTGGTACGACGCAGTTGCACCAAAATCCTTGCTCCAAGAGGTTCAGCACCGGGGTTAACGCTCGGGAATGCCCAAGCTAATTCAGCCTCGCTAGAAGCTACCGGTTCATTCATGTTCATCTTCTTCCCTTAATAGATTGTTAAGTATGGCAAGGGCATATTCCAGCCCCTGATATTCGCCAACCAGCCGTTGATATGTCTCAAAGTTGACGCAGTTACCCGCTGCCAACGATGCGGCAATCTCGTGCTGACGCGCTTTTACAGCGCCAATAAAGTCGCTTTCGTGTCTCATGCGTTGTTTTTGTCTATGCCTTTTGAGCCTCCCTGAAAGTTACCGTGATCGGAATTGGCCAGCGGCTGTGTAGCCGAGCCCTGTTCTTTGTACTCTTGACCAGTAATCCATGCACCAGCCGCATTGCGGTGTTGCTGACGCACTGCCTCAGACTGCTCTTCTTTCAAAGTTACGGCCATGATTAAACTCCTAAGTTGCGTTGTGCTGCTTCCTGCAGCGATAGGGCAGTTTCCTGCTGTTCCTTCTGTAACTGGACGCCATCGACTGTAATCTCAGCCGCTTTCATCCTTTCCTTCGTCAGGTTGTTCTCAGTATTGATGGCAACCTGTGTCTGCAGCTTCTGAGTCTGCATCTCAATGTCAGCCTTATCGCGCATCGCACGACGTTCGGTCTCGGCCATCGACGCCTGCAGCACTGCCTGCGACTCAGGATCAGACATCTGAGCCGACTGCTTCTGCTGCTGAACCATTTGAGCCACCGTCTGACCCAACTGCTGCAGGGCAGGCATCACCTTCTCAAAGACCTTCTGCGTATCCATCTTCACATGCTCAGAGGCAACAGCAACCGTCTGGTCAATAGACTTGGTCATGCCTTTCTCGTCGTACTTGCTGAAGTCAATGCCCGTATCGCCAGAAGCGTACTTTGTCATCTGATCCTTGTACCAAAGAACCATGTGCTGCTTGATGTGCTCCATCTCCTGCGGCAGGCAGGCCATGGCAACGATAGGATTGCTGCCCATAGTGGGATCCAAAGCAAAGTTCAGGTGGCTCATAATATGAGCTAGATGATCCTGACCGGGATACGCAAAGGCAGGCTTGCCCAGTGCCATTGACATGTTCTCGTCAATCGCATTCATCTCACCCGGCTTGATGGCAGAAGGCATCAGCTCGGCCACATTGGGCACCTTCATCTGCTTTAGAGCCCGAGAGATCACGGCACGGCGGTCAAACAGGTCAGGATGCTTCTCTGCGAACTGAACAACCGTCTGGATCTGCGCAATACGCTGGGTTTCGCTGAAAATATGGGGGTCAGATACCGGAACGATGTCGGAATTGCGTATAAAGTCCGATTTATCGACCTCAAGGTCAGCAACAACATCGCCGCGCTTCTGATCGTCCAGATACCAGCGGTTAATCCGCCCCAAAATCATCAAAACCCGCTTCTGAGACTCGTGCAGACGGGCGTGGATCGAGGAAAACACGGCAGAACCCTGCTCAATCAGCGCCTGAGTGGTGCCAACAGGCGCATTAGCGTTCACATCAGCGATTTTTTCCTCTGCGGTGGTCACTACCCCCTTGGCTTGGGTCGAAAGCCAGCCCAAAAGCTCCATAAGCACCGACGATGGCGGGTTAAATGGCAGTGGCATGGCAATTTTTCGCACATCATCCACGCCGGGAGCGCCTTCAATCTCAATAACCTGCGTCACATCAATCTGATCTGACTGGCCGGAGATCTTCCCGCCCTTCAGTTTCATCATCGTGGCCGAGTTATTGATGTGAGCTGTATCCAAAAGCGCCCGCAAAGCACCTGTCAGAGCCGCAGACATGCCACCAATCAGGTGCGGCAGGCCAACAGCGTAGGCACCACGCCATGGGATAAACTTAAACTCAACCAGCCAGTCGAGTTTGGTCATCGTCTCGTCGCCATCTTCCCAGTTACGGTACAAGCCCAGCATCTCGTGGTCTTGGCCGTCAATCATCATGATGTACGGAGCCATCTCACCGTCGCTGCGGGTGTCATCCTCAAGCTCCAGCCATGTGTAAACGTGGTAAATGTGGCGCAAACCGTCCACGTTGTCCGACATCGACTTGCCTTCGATCTTGTCGTTAGCCTTCTCAGGGCCAGTCTGCTCAGGCTCCAAGGTCGAACGGATGAAGCTAACGTCCCGGTACAGGCCACGGGCAATCCGTTGCTTGTACTCAAAGTCCGTGATCTCATGAACCTCAGTCACACGCTGGGCGGTGTAAAAGTTACCGGATGCAAATGGCAGATAGACGTTGTCGATAGGCACGAACTCAGCGCATGGACGGCGCTTCTTCTCGTCGTACCAGAGCTTCATGTACTGTGAGCCACCCAACGGAAGCTGAGTCAGCATCTGCTCCTGCTCGTCGCGGTACTCTTCGATCTGCTCGGTGAGCTGCCAGTTCATGTAATCACGCTTGCGCTCGGCCACCTCAGTCTTCTCAGGCGTCACCTCACCCAGAATCTTGGTACGGGTCGGGCCGTCAGGCGGGAACAGTTCCTTAATCGCACGGGATGCGAAGTCAATGCAGGACTCCGCCATGATCGGGTGAACCACCTTGGAGGCACCGCTGAAGTTGGCACCACCCGGAGCGTCGTTACCCATACCAGTGCGGCGCAGGCCGTCCTCGTACTGCTTGTCACGGCCTTTGCGGTCTTCCTTGTCCTTCTCAATCAGATCCAGATAGCGCATGGCGATTGAGTCCATGTCCAAAGGATTCAGGGTCTCTGCGAGGTTCTCGTAGAAGTCCTCATCCTCTTCCGGTGTCTTGAACTTAGAGCGAATGACAGCCGAGCCATCAGGCATTTCTTCTATTTCCTGCTCCTCGTCTTCAAGCTCAACGATAGCGCCGCCATCAGGCGTCTGCTGCAGGCCATCAATAAAGCGACCAAACTCAGGGTCGATAGGCATCTCAGGCATGATTCTTTCCTTTAATTAACTGTCCAGATTGATTTCACTGCGCCGCCATCAGCAAAGGCAGGCGCTTGAATAAACCGACCACCGTCAGACATGTCGGGGTCTGAATCATAGGTATTCACTTCGCCGCCCTCTGCCATGCCCTGCACATGCTTCTGCAGCATCTCATTAAAGCGGGACTCGTAGTCCACAGCGCCACCCTCAGCCATGTGTACAGCGCCATCATTAGCCATATTGGCGACATACTGCTGCAGAAGTTGGTTGGCTTTGGCAAAGGTCAGTTGACCGCCTTCGGCCATGGCTACTGCGCCACCATCTTTGTACGATTGGCCTTTGGCGGCAGACTCGCGCATCTTTGGTGTGATGTCGATGTAGTACACCTTCTCACCACCAAACCGCTTTAATGCGGCGTTCCATGCTTGGCCTTCTTCATTCTTTAAATTGCGGCCTACGGCGAGTCTTTCTCTTGCGCCTTCTGCGCTGTAACCACCAGAAAAAGATCCATCACTCCACATTATTTTGAATTCATTATTGCCCTGCGGTTCAATTTTTCCAGTAATTAAAGGCTTGTCGGCCAACTTCATAAACTCTTCATCAAGAATTTTTTTAAATTCAGGGTTGTCCATCATGTTATGCATATCACTAGCGGACAACTGATTGCGTGTTTTAGCCGCACCCGGAAGTGTAGTTTCTCCCACCGTCGCACCAAACTGCTTGGCGTACTTCTTCAAGAAGTTCAGGTAGTTCTTGTCGTAATACTGGCGCATACCTTCGCCACCGACTTTGAGGTCGAGGCCGGACAAGACTTGTGCATTCTCTTCCAAAATTTTCTTTGCAACATCTTTTCCAACAACTTCTGCAAGAGGTTTGCCTTTTAAATTGGAAATTGATTGATTGCTGACATTGTCCACAATTCCATTTTTATCTACGCCCAGTCGATAAAAATCACCGTTAGTAAGATTTAACCCAATGCTTTTTGTTTGCTCTCCTGTTGCAGCATCCGTTCTTGGTACAACATCAATTTGGTTAACCTGTTTACTCAAATCATACCGATCAGCCTGCCTCTGCCCCGTAGTCAGGTACACGCGCTCTTTGCCGCTGTCTGCGGCCTCTTTGATTGCACGCTTCAGGCCAAGCTGATACCAGTTGTCTTTGAAAGGGGCGTCAGGTAAAGCGTTTATGTCTCGTTTATATTGATTGGATAGCTCAACCAGTTTGTCTTCCTCACCCAGTGCACGAGCAATTCCACGATGGCCTTCTCTCTGAGCTAAACTTGAGTACATTTCTGTGGCGTAATATTCTGCATCTGTTGGGGTCATCCCAGCTTTTATGTTTTGTTGTTTTTGCTCAGCAATAAAACGATCACCCAAAGACTCAAAATAGCTGTTGTAATCCTTCTCTGCATTTTGTTTATATCCCTTTTCCCTACCCTGTTGATGCCAGTCAGACTGCAACTCATCAATCAACAAACCCTTCTTGCCCTCAACGTCAGTGTGATCAGCTACGCGAAGGTGGAACAGTACGTTGGGCTCATCACCATGGTGGGTTGAGTTCATGAAGTTTTCTTCATTTTTTGCCGTCATTGATCGGCTACCACTACCTTGCCGAATTTCAAGATCTGGCCTGCTGCCAAACAAGTCCGCAAGCTCAGCCTCTGCATCAGCCTTGCTGGCAAACCCCGTGCCCATGGTGCTGCCGTCTTTGTACGCAATAAAGTATTGAGGCTTTTCTACGGCAGGCAACGCAACACGAATCTCACGGTAGTTCTGACCACCGGGCATGTTGTAGTCGGCATGAGTCTTAGGCCCGAACATAGCCCGCTTAGCTTGAGACTCTGCCTCATATTCTTTCTGCAGCCTTGTCAAAGTACGGTCAGCCTCAGCCCACTCCCGGCTGTCGTTGTCCATGTAGGACATGTCATCTTTGAGCTGATATATGTTGTCGCTAAGCTCTTCCAGACTCTCCTTACCCTCTTTAAGGACAGTCTCACGCAACGGTATGCGGTTCTGCTGAGCAGCGGCCAGCACCTCTTCCCTCGTCACATTAGGACGGGATGCTAGGTCGCTCAGGCCAAGCTCAGCAAGGCGCTCGTCATTCACACCCGGCTGTTTCTTCAGGTCGGATACAAACGCAGATCCCGGCCCCTTCTTACGCTGCACATTCAGTGCCGCCTTCTCAACGGGGTTGTAGAAGCCAATGTCATTAGCCGGGGCTTTGAGCTTGCCGCCAACAGTGCCGCCTTCAGGAACTATGCTCATACGCATCGGGGCAGTCACGTTTTGAAGCTGCGTCTCCAAGATGTCTGAGAACGTAGGTGCCAGCGCCTGAGCGCCTGCCTTGCCGTACTTCAGCGCCTTCTGTGCGGCAAACGGGGACGCAATCGCAGTGCCAATCTCAAACAGCGGGCGCTCTTCATCCGTGGTCAGGCCGGATTGACGCAGCTTGTTTTGGAAGTCTTCTGTACCGTAAGGCATCCGAGCCTCTTCAACGATTGGAAGTTGCAGGCCAGAATTTATTTCTTTTTGACGCTTATTTATAAAAGCACGCAGCTTCGGGTCGCTTGTCTGAATGTATCGGCTTGCATCAAACGGAAGGCTAGGTTGCACCTTTGGCTCTGGGGCAAATTTAAACCTTGGTTCGTAATTTGTGTCTGGTGTGCGCTTGTCCACTACAGACCTTGGCTCATCCATTACGGAAGCGTTTGTGCGCAGGCCGGGGATTCTTGTCTGCAGATAGTCAATACCTTGACCAGCCATCTCCACCAGATCCATCGGCGTGCCAGCAGCAAACGCAACGGGGCCACGCAGCAGAACGTCTGTCGCGGCTCCGGGCTTGCTCATCGAGCGCTTCTCTTTGCCGAACTGCCGCCTGATTGCATCAACCATGTCAGTCAGCGGGGAGGGAATTGTCAGCGGCTTAGGTTTGAACATATCGCCAGACACCTCGCCCGCATCACCACCGCCTGCCATGTGTACAGCACCGCCATCGGCGTAGCCTTCCTTCTGGAGGAAGTTTAGGTAATCTTCGTCAACGAACTGCGTTGGGTACGGGTCACCTTCTGGCGTCATCGTCAGGTCGTAATATGACGGCTTCTTGCGCCCTGTCCTAGCCCTGAACTCTTCATTGAACGTAGGCAGAGCAATACGATTGGGGACAGGTATGAATAGCTGATTCAGATCCTCGCCCGTCAATATCTCAGGGAACGCAGGATGCAGGTCGGGGCGGGTAATCACACCCTGATCCAATGTAAACAAGCGTGGGCCGATAGAGAACGTCTCAGCGTTTTTGAGCATCGGCTCAGTAGTCTCGGCCATGATCTTCATGCCGGGGATGATTGAGCCACCACGCTGTGCGCCACCAATGTCCTTGCCCAACAACAGGTTGCCGACAATTGCCCGCTTCTCAAACGTGTCAATCTCTTTGCGAAGCTTCGGGTCAAGAATGTCAGCGCCCTCGCCAAAGATGGGCTCCAGTGCCGCATTGAACTTAGTACGCAACTCTGTGCTTAGGTTGCCTTCCTTGGCCGACTTCTGGAAAGCCTTGTACAGCTTGTCAAAAATCAGCTCGTTAGACCGGTGTTGTGTCTTTGATCCAATCAGGGTAGACCATATGACATCCGCATCTGACTGGTTGGTAATGTTCTTGGCCGCACCCGGCGTCTTAACGCCCCACGTTGCCTTGGCCTGTGCGTAACGAGGGTCAACCTTCTGCATCATGGAGAACGGGGCACCACCCAAGTTCCGAGCGCTTGTGCGGTCGGTTTGCGTAACCCGGAGGTTCTTGCCCTCAGCGCCTACGTTGCCAAGCGCCTCAGACAATCTGGTGACGGGCTGATTAGCGGTGTATTCCTCAGCAAGCTTGCCCACCATGGCACGCTCAGCGGCTGTCAGTGGCTTGCCGGCACTCACTATCGACTGGACATCCTGCGTGGCGTCTGCCGCCTTGCCAGCACCTTTCAGCGCCTTGAGTGCTTTGCCACCACCGGCCATGTGCACGCCACCACCCTCGGCGTAGATGTCTGGCAGTTTAATCTCTGGGCGTTTGATGTAGACATCCCCATCTTCAAGGTATCGCTCAGGCAAGACCATGTTGCCAGTCATCTCCAGTTCATTCCTCAGCGCCTCCAGATATTCCTCTTGGTCTCTACGGGGGAAGGGCTCACGCAACTCAGCACGGGGCAGAAATTGAACTAAGCCAGCAGGCTCATCACGTTGAGCTAGCGCCCGATTACGATGACGCCCCTCATGCCCAGAGACAAAAGGTATTAAAGGCAAGCCTTGTCGTTGTTTATTTATTTCAAGGAATGGGACATCATGAAATTCATCAATGCCCGATAAATAATTGATGTATTCCCGTGTTGGAAGGGTTTCTTTCCTAGGCCCAGAACCCGGCCACCCTTTTTCTTGCATAACCAGCGGAATTGCAAATCTCTCAAAATCCTCCGGGTTCATAGTCATCAAGGCTTTGGCGTTATCGCCGCCGAACGCTTTTTTTAGCGCCTCTTCGGTATACAGCCTTTCAAGGTTCTTGATCTCATCAGCAGCCCGCTGCACACGCTTAGCACCGAACGACCCCTTGCTTTCGCGGATAGCCTTCTGGACGTTTGAGATCTTGCTGGGGATGATGACGGCAGGAGCCTGCTTCTTTTTCAGCGCCTTCTTGGCCTCAGACAGCGCGGCATTACCCTGCTCGGTCGGTGGCGTGTGAGCGGCATACCGTGCCGCCTGCTCTTCAGCCAGCCGCTTGAACATCAGCTCAGCCTCAAGCTGCTGCGCCTTGGTGCCCTTGGGCAGCGTCGCCAGCAACTCCTCCAGATCCGCTGCCTTGCCGGCCTTCGTGCCTTGGGTTGCTTTGAGTAGGTTCTTAATGTCTTTTGGGCTAGGCATGATCAGGTCGCGTAAGGGTTAGAGCGCTTCCGGCTCGGCTCGACGTAGTCGTCGTCGTCATCCACAGGCTTCGGGTCAATGTCAAGCCAGCCCGCATCGCGTAAGTATCGCAGAGCCTGTGTGCAACTGTCCACATAGTCATCGTGTGTTGACTCGGGGAAAGAGCAGATCTGACTCACAAAGCCTTCAGCCCAGTCTCTCACATAGCCCCTCTTGATTGAGCTCTCAGGGATGTACACACGGCGGTGCGCAATGATGTTTGCCACGATGGACAGGCGCTGGATCTTGTCAGCCCTGCCGGGATTGTATGCACGCACTGGCAGGTGGGCACGCTGCAAGTCCTGTATCAGGGATATGCCAGCCGCCTTGTCCTCAATAAGAACAAGATCCACCTTCTTGCCGCCGGTGAAGTTTCCTCTGCCCTCTTCCTCGGGGTCAGCGCCGTATGAGACTTTGTATTCCTCAATAACCTTCGGACGTAGATCCGGGTACTGAAGCCGATCCTGCCATGCATCGATGAGCATGACGCCCATGGGGCCGTCCTCGGGTTTAAACACTCCCCAAGTCGTTGCAGCCGTCGGGTCGTTGACAGTCTTTTCCGTGTACGCGCAGTCATAGCTTTGCAGGATGAACTCAAACTTAGGGAAGGGCTTGTTCGGAGGCCACAGGCGGAACATCTCCCGCTTGACCATGCCAGACTCTTCAGGGTCGATCAGCTCGGCCTCGATCTCCTGCCGGCCAAGGCTGGTGCCCTCGTATTGCAGGATCTGCTTACGGAAGTTGTCGGCGAGGTTGTCGATGTTGGCATACGTCGAAGCGCGGGTGATCACCACATCGTCGCCCTCCCGGCCTACCAGCTCCACGATCAGATCCTTCGGCCTCGGGGTCGTGGTGCAGATCAGCCTGACCTTCTTACCCAGACGCAGGCCGAACTGCATCATGTCCCATGACTCTTGCAGGTACTCCCATGCAGCCAGCTCGTCACACCAGCCACCATGGAACTGCGGGCCTCGGAAGCGCTCAGGCTCGGATGCCGGGATGCCCTTGATCAGACTCCCATTGACCAGCATGAGCTCATGCAGCGCCTTGTTGTAGTCCTTGATCAGCACACTAGGGATGACTGAGAGCAGGCCGGAGTCGCCCTCAAAGCAGGTCGAGCGAACGTCAGACGAGGTAGGCGCGGCCACCACCCAGCGGGTGCCGGGGTTATCCCATGCCCACCAGCCGAGCTCTTCAGCGGCGGTTCGGGTCTTGCCTGCGCCCCGGCCAGCCAGCATCAGCCAGATGTCCCACCAATCACCCGGCGGGCGGACTTGATGGGCGTGAGCCTTTGTGAGCCAGAGGGAGCGCCACTCGAAAGCAGCGCGGTAGGTAGCGGGCAGCTTGACGTATTGCTGGCGGAGCTCAGGGTCGCGCAGGAGCTCAGCAATGTCACCCATCAGGGAGCGCTCCACGGGCTATTGGCGAGTTTGCGCCTGTCAGCCGGAGAATGTATCTTTTCAATATCAGGCATCTTGACGCCACAGCGTATAGCGGCGGCAATCGCCAGCGTACCGTAGCCCAATATGCCCATTTGCTCGACCATTAGAGCAATACGCTCACGCTCAGCATCTACCTTAGTCATCCCCCTGCCCCCGATAACGAATGAAGCCATAAGCCAAAGATAGCCGGATGATTGCAGCCCACACGGCAAAGCCACAGATGAAGCCAAGGAAGAAACCCTCGATCATTTGGACTTGGCCTGCTTAGTCAGCTCAAGGTTGTGCAGCAACGTGTCGAAGATCGTGGACTCCACCTTTACCTCCAGCGGGTTCTCTGCATCCCCGGCCAGCACCTGACGCTCACCGTACTTCTTGGGCTTGAGCTTAGCAGCCACCCACTTGCGGGCGTCTACGCGGTTCTTCTGCCATGTCACCCAGCCACCATCTACGCGGCTTATGCCCTTATCATCAACGATCTCTGCAGGCGGCTCATCAGCAATAGCTTGTATATCATCAGCTAATGTATCTGCCTGTTCTTCTCTGGCTCTCGTGTAGTTGTCTGAGAATTGCTTATTCTGCAACAGCCAAAGATAGATGGTGCTGTGTACTGGCATCCTCTCTTCCATGCATATTTGTCTCAGTGATTCTCCACATGAGATTCTTGTGCATATCTCTGCTGCTATAGAGGGATCGTACTCAGTCTTCCTGCCTGCGCGTTTCTTTGCGGGCTTCGATTGCTCGGCGGCAACTGTGGTGGGATCAGACATATCTCAGTCCTATTGAATGATTGCGGATGCTGAGAGTGTAATGTCAGGTTGATTAATGCGCAACGTCATCGGCGTAGTTGAGCGCCTCTGTGGCGATCTTTACCATCTCACTGACTGCCCTGTTATGGCTTGCAGTATTGTTCGGCACCTCGACGATCATCTCCAGCGCGTGGAGTAAACGGTCTACCTCTTGTGCAAGGGTGAACATATCGTCTGCTACCTGATTCAGCGTTACTTTGGCTTTAACGAGATCCAACTCGGTCAACTGATCTGCCATCTTTCCCTCCTTAAGGTATTCGATTGATGTGTTGCTTTGCGTTAACTGAAGAACTTCTTTAGGAACTCTGCTGCGGCTCCGGGGCCGAGTAAGACCATGATCATTACGCCGTACAGCAGATACTCGATCTTCTGCATGCGGTTTGCGCCCTTCTCAAGCTGGTCTGAGATCTTTGCGGCTCGTTCGTTGCAAATGGCCTCGTGTACAGCAAAGCGGGTTTCCAGATCCTTGTCCATCTCATGCCCTTAAGCAATTGTTTACTGCTGCTCTGCCTGATCCTGATTCTCTTCGGCAACTTTAGGTAGTTGCGGCATAGCTTGCATTTGAATGTTGTTAATCAACGCGGCTGACTGGCTGAATGGCAAAGCGCCAAGTAATGTCAGCAGGTGATTGATCTCTTCAAGATTGTATTGCAACGTGATGCGAATGTCTTTGTTTTCCATTATTTTTCCTCTGTAGTTAGGTTGTTGGTGGCTGGAGTCGAACCAGCTACAGACGAGTGGGTTATCGTGTTTTCCCATACCGCTCTTTCCGATGAGCTTCACCAACACGGCTGACCACTACTCTTTCCCCGTCTTCCTACCAAAGCGACCTAGTGTTCTTTGGCTCCGGTTCTGGGTTAGTTCGCTTTCCGGGTTCGCGCCCAGCAATGGTCATGCGTCTTGGTGGAGCAGGCTGCAGTGCCGGGGTGAACTGACCAAAGTCCCCGAAGCCAGCACTACAGCCCCTCCATTGACATTGTATGTCAGTTACAGGTGGTATTGCAGCTCCCACCGTAGCAGCACGTAGTGCAATACACGCAGCCATTGGGGCCACAGTAATTGTTGTAGGTGCAGGCTGCGTAGCTCATGGTGGCCGTAGCTGCCAGCCAAAGTGCGATCAGGTATTTCATGGCTTCCCTCCATAATTAGGTGAATGTTGGTGACAGCTATTCCCTATTGCCCGTGTGCAATATGCCACTGCCGGCTATTCACTGACACCAACACGACTGAGGACTGCTTTACAGGCAGGGAAGGACTTCGGGGTCAACCTTAGTTTGCTTTCCTACTCTGTATCGGTAGCTGCAGTATCTCCACTTTCGGTCGCCTTTGAGTGACGAGCTCATCAGCTTCCTATCCTCCCTGCAAGACCGTCCTACCGATCAATCCTCATGCGTCTTGGTGCTGGGTACTCGCTGCGTCTGTGCGCCCGTAGGCTTCCGGTGGCTCTTTCTGCGCGCCGTCACAGCATCCGCTTTCCCCATTACTACTTTAACTCAAGCTTTACACTTCTTCCACTGTTACCTTGTACTTCTTGCCGTACCGATCCTCGACGTTGAGGGTCTTCTTGGTGCTCAGGAAAGCTCCAGAAGCCGCCAGATGAAGCTGTGGGGCTGAAACGCTGGACAGTAGCTTGTCTACGTCATTGGCCTTCAGGTTGCCCCGTATAAGGGCTGCAATGTAGTCGCAGTAAGCCAGCATCATTCTTCTCCCTTAGCTTTTTTGATGGCCGTCATGGCGCGGCCAATAACACCCAGCTCGTCGATGGACTTTGGCCCATCATGTGCGGCCACCGCCGCCAGCAGATCCTCCAGCGCGTACAGCAGGTCAGGCGCAGCCCTGTTGAGGCGGTAGATACGTCTGCGCTCCGGCTCCCTCTCAACATCCCTGCGTACATCTCTAACCCAAGCGGCGCTGTAACCAGTACGCCGGGAAATTTCGGCATTCGTAAGCTTCGGCTGCTCACGTAGCATGGTGCGCAAAAACTGACTACGATCCCATGGATCTAGTTTTAAAACTTCTTCTCTGTCCATGATCAGTCCTCCAGCATCTCACGCAGGTTCTCGATGGCCTCTTCAGGCGTCGCACCATGCGCACATGTATCGTCACCGCAGGAGCCCTTAACGTAGGCAACGTAGGCAAACTGCTTGAACAGGAAAGCGCCGTCAGACTCCCAAGCTTCGTATTGGCGTGTCATGATTAATCCTCCTCTTTCTCGAAACGGGCTTCCCACATAGCGTCAAGGCGGGCTTCCTCGCGGCGCTCAAACGCCCAGTCAACTTCTTTCGCCCATTCGGGCATCGTGTCTTTTGTCGTGTTATCCATGGTCAGTTCTCCGGTAAAGCCCGGCGCTTGGCCGGGCGGGTTGATCAGAAGCTTGGGTTCAATTCGCTGCGGTGGCCGTCAACCATTGACCAGACACCGTTGTACTTCCAGCATGCTGACTCACGGCGGCGGTAGAACTTCTGGCCTTCGGTGGTGGTGATCAGGCGGAAGCTGGCGCTGATGGATTTGATGGTGCCGCAAGGATAGTAGTCGCCATTGAAAGCGTAGGAAACCTCGTCACCGACCGCAGGAGCCTCGATAACGTCAAAACGAGGCCAGACACCGCTACCAGCATCAACGGGCAGGTACAGCTTGCCTGTGGCCTCTGTGGCCGACTGAGCCAGCTTGCCAGCGTCATCCATCGAGTTGATGTCGCGGCGGCTCATCCAGCCGGAGCCGTCTGCGCTGGTCGATACCCACTGCTTATCGCCCTGTGGCAACTCAGCGGCGACTTGTACAACTTCTTTATTGGCGTTTACTTGAAAGTGCAACATGGTCAGTTCTCCTTTTCGCATCCTGACTAACGTGTCAGTGATGTAATCTTAGGTTAAACAATCATGGGTGTCAACACCCCAAAGCAAAATAATTTAAATAACTCCTGCCGCTAACAAAACAGCAACAAAGCACGCCATCAAGATGCAGCAGACCCAAACGATGTCATCAACGTCCATCAGCGGAACCACAGGTAGAAGCCGTGCAGGATCCCAATGGGGAACATGATAGCCCCGGCAATCAGGAAGCCCCAGAGCCCCTCTGCAAAGCAGGTGAAGATATGCGTCAGCCACGCAGCAAAACAACCTATACCAATAACCCAGCCCATAATTTTCTCCTCGTTGTTTATAAATTAATTTTTACCAATCGTTGTCTCGTTCGCGCCTAGCATTTACCCAACTGCCATTCCATTTATTTGGTTCGTTCATACCGTTTCGCTCTTTGGCTAAGCTGATCATGCGCGACCACTTGTACTGATCAATGCTGCCCTTGGCCGCTACCGTGGTTATGTTTTTCCATTCCCCCTCCAGCTCTTCCTTCATTGCTTTCACACGTTTGTAGTATTGATCCAGCAACTCCAGCGCTTCCTTCTCCAGCGCCACTTGCTGCTGCCTTTGTTGTTCCCATATGCGTCGGCACTCTGCTTCCGCTTCGGCCTTCTTTTTGTCCTGCTCTTGTTTAATCTCGTATAGCTGCATGGCGTGCTTGCCAGCCTCTGTGACATACCACCTTTCGCTTGTCACACCCTCATCACTCTTGATGACCTCAGAATCAATCCACGCACTGCGGATTAGCGCACCTATCGTCGTACCCATGCGCCCTTGCGTCAATAAGCTGAAAAGCGAACCCTCTGACTCTACCTCCTGCAACGCCGCGTATTGGTTAGGCGATGTGTACTTATTGAGCGCAGGCAAATGTTCATGTTTCATTTGTTGCACCCGATTAACGTGAAGTGACTTTGACGGTGAAGACCGCAGAGGTCTTGGTGTACTTGGCGTAAACGTCAGCGCCGAAGTCCTCGATGAATTTTTTGCTGTCAAACGTCGAGCGATTGGATTCGGTGTAAGTGGCACGGAAAAGATTGCCGTCGATGAAGCGGACACCCTTATCGTTAACTTCCAGTAGGCCGTCAGCGCCGGCTTCTTTGATGCCGTCTTTGATAGCATCTGCCTGCTTGGTCAGATCGGCGATTTGAGCCAGCAGGTTACCCAGTACGTCAACTTGGGTCAGGGAAATGTCGTTTGCTTTCATGGTCAGTTCTCCTAGTTCGCATCCGGTCTTGATCGACCGTGAACAGAGTTTAATCCTGACTTAAACGACTTGTCAACTACTTTATTAAAATATTTTTTCTTCTTGCTCAAGTGGCAACCCATCGGTCAGCAGGCGCTGGATGGTGACGTTCAGGGCGTCGAGCTCGTCCATCTTGCGGATAGCCCATGCCCGCTTCTGGCCGTGCCAGCCCATGAAGCTGCCCTGATGGCAGTCATAGCAGAGCGCTACCGTGGTGTACTGCTGGCCCTGATTGATGTGGTGGGCGGAGCTTGGCGGCGGTGCGTTGCAGACGCTACACGGTAGGCTCTTAACCCGCGCCAAATGTTTGCGGTCAGCCGCCGTCAGCTTGTTGTTCATAGGGTGACTTTGCCCTCAACCCGATTGGTGGCCTCCTGTGAGCGCCAGACCTCAACCCTAGCCTGTGCTGCCACCATGTCCCAACGGAGCTTCTCTTCGGCCTCTACGGCCTCCCTGAGCCCCTCCAGTAGCTGAACATACTCCGGGTGACTGTACGCCTCGCGCTCCTGCGCATTGACAGCAGTCTCCATCGACCGCTTCATCAGGATTGCCTTCAGGCTCTTGCGGTACTCTTCCATGTAGATCCGGTCAGCCTTGGCCTTGGCATAAAACTTTCCATTGTCCCGGATGTAATCGACCGCCCGGTGCGGATCAATATCACGTTCCATTGAATTCCCCCTTCAATTCCATCTTTGGTTTGCAGTCGCCACACACCCAACGTTGACGCATGCCGTTCTCAATCACCTTGTACCCGCCGTTCTTTGTCGGCTTCCTTACCCTGCAATTGGTGCACAACCTCGGTTCCGATGCTACGTTCTTCAACGACACGATTGACTATCCTCCTCACCTGCCCTTTGTCCATTTTGTTTTTCTTTGCAATTGCGCCGATGGACTCGCCGCGCATAAATGCCTGATAGATCTCAGTGTCTAGTGCTTGCACCTCTGACCCCCATCATCATGTCGGCCATATCGAATGCAGCCTCAGCAATGAACCTACGGTTGTGTTCGCTCTCCAGTATCTCTGGGTCTACTGCAGCCATCAATCCCTGCAAAGCAAACGCAGCAAACGCACACCGCATCTGTTCTTCTGTGTCAAACATACTCATGAGAAAGTCCTCCTCGCATATTCCGCTATCAGTAAAGCTTCAGCCTTGCCGTGATCCTTCTTCAATAAAAGCTTCGCCTGCGGGAAAGCAATCCGTGCTGCAGCAAGTGATCGTTCTTTCTCTGAGTTTAGGTTCATGGCTTTTTTCCATACTTGAGGTATAACGTAAAACACCCGATCAGCAGAGAGTTCAGCAACAGCGCCAATAGAACCAAAGGCACGCATAAAACGCCCACTGCTAACAAGCCCTTGTTTGGGCATGACGCCCACCTGCTCAATACAGATCGCATAATCATCTCCCGGTACGGTCAAGTCAAGAATCAATTGCTTCAGCGCTTTAGAATCAATCTTGTCATTGATTGCAGGTATATCGTACGCACCAACAAATCCGCCATGGTGGTCTACCGCCCCAATCGCCCCAGTCCTTAGGCCGGGATCAATTCCAATCCAAATGGTCATTGCCGTTGCACTGGTATTCGGTTGCGAATGGCTTCAGCAATTTGAGGCTTAAATTCAGGAACCCTTGGGTCGCCAACAGCATCAAACCTTTCGCGCTCAATTTGCTCGGCAATCTTTGCGCACTCTTCACGCTCAATAAAAATTGCCTGCTTCGTGGTCTCAATCGCTACCGTCATGATCTCAGCCTTTGCCAGCACCAGAGCCTCATCAAATTCTTTTTGTGTGAAGACCTGTACCGTGCCACTACTTGCCAAGAACTGCTTTTGAAAATTACTTAACTCGCTCATTTGTCACCCTCGCTATGTCAACCTGCGCACAGGTTGCACGCAAATTTTGATTTAATTGTTTTGCAACGTCATACATTAACTCACAATCTTTCTTTGTTGCAAAAGGCGGTGAATATGTGATGAAGTTATTTTGGTATATCACCAGAAACCAAGCTATTGCCCATTCCATTATTTCCAGTCCCCTTTCTCACCCCGGTTGCCCTTCGCCCACTGATCTTTGACAGCATCCCTGAGCGCTGAATCATCATGATTTTTTTCCCACATTCGCAAAAAGTCATGAGCTTTGTTTCTGTCTTTAATCCGCATTCTGATAACTTCGCTGACGAGAGAACGCCATATTTCTGTTGGTACATTTTTCAAAAATCACCCTTCTGATCAAAAGCCAATGGTAGTCCGTTAAACTTGTCGATGAACTGCTGGCTGTCGTTATGAAAGTAAAATTCAAACCATGGCTCACGCTCACCATTACGCTGCTTCTCGCACATCAAGTATGCGTCAGGTGTCATCGGATCTACATCCTCACCACGCTCCATGCTATGCTGCTTCTTCTTGTTTCTCCACAGGATCAAAACATTGTCCACCTGATCCGTGATCGATGACGAGCCCCGCAGATCTGACTTGCTTGGCCGCACCTCTTCGCTAGCAAGCTTTCTGATGTGGTGCACCAAATGGATGTGGATGTCCTGATCTCGAGCAATGGCCGTCAGCTTGTCCACAAAGTTCTTCTGATCGTTATACGAGTCTTCACCCGGCACGCACTTCATCAGGCTGTCGATGAACACATGTTGCACACCCAGCTTAGTCGCGCAGTGGTGGCAGACCGCCTCGATCATCTGAGCGTTGACCGTGCCCTGCTGGTCGTACAGGTACAGCTTCTTGTCCACGAAGATCTTGAACCGACCGTAGGCATCCCGCTTCTGGGCATCAGGCGTCTGGACATAGTTGTTGGATTCCAGCGACTTGCCGGCAAACTGTCTGATCATCCGCTTCAGGGTGATCTTCGGCTTCATCTCAAAGCTGGCTATGCAGATCTTCTGGTTCTGCTTCATGAGCCCCAAGGCAACCTGCCCGGTCATCAGAGACTTGCCGGAGCCATTGCTGCCAGCCCAGACAGTGACCTCGCCGGGACGGAAGGCAAAGCTGTCAATCGTCGTGCCCCACGGCAACAAGACAGATCGATCCACCGGAGGATTGACCAACTCCTCCTCAAGCTCGTCCACCCAGACTCGGGCTTCCTTAACCTTCGCCTCATGGTCTGTCATCGACAGGTAGGCGTCAAAATCAATATCGTCATCACTCAGGTACATAGTCATTCCATTCGCCAGTTTCGCTATCAATAATCACATGATCACCCACAACAGTGATCACCCTTCTTGCTGCCGCCTGCTTAAGCGCGTCGTGCAGCTTCTTTGCAACTTTGTAATCATCACAACCCGATACGTGCACCGTCAGACCCACCACAAACCGCAGATCCAGAACCTCCGGGTTCTCTGTCGGCAGGATCTCGATCTCCGGGTAAGGCAAGGTATCTGCCGCCAGATGCCAAGTCATGCAGTCAGGAGACGGTCTGTGGCTGATCCAGACGCCCTGTGGGCGTTTTTTCTCGCGCCGCATAGTCAGGAGTGCTTGATGGCCTCTCATGCTCCTGTAGCCCGTTTTGGAGCCCAGTCGGGCACGGCTGTCGGTTTGGAGGCAGCTTTGGTTCCACCACCAGCCTTTTCGTTACGCACCCAGTTCCGCCACGTTGCGTCCCAGTCAAGCTTTACGCCCTTCGTGCCGGGCTGCGCAATCCAGAAGTCTTTAAAGCGGTCAGCAACAGCGGTCGGGTTTAGGTCAGGCCGATCTGTTTTGCAAAATGCAATCTGGTCTTCCGAAGCAACCCAGTCAGCAGGCAGTCGAGTTCCACGAGACTGCTTTGGTTTTGCCTCTACATTGGTTATTGGTTCTTGGTTATTGGTTGGTTGAACGTCCGTTGAACGGGCGTTGCTCCTCCGTTGAGCGGATGCCTTACCGGCTCTTGATGCTTGCTCTTTTTTAGCTTGGAAATGCTCAATTTCCCGATCCGCCCGACGGCTGACCCAACCATCATCTGTGAGCTCAAAGAACTCCTCAAGCACCGCTTTTACCTCAGCTTCATGGTCACGCATGTTGATCTGACGAGCAACGGACGTTACACCGGTGTTCAACGGGCGCTCTTGCAAATAGTAAGCATCAAGAAGCCTGCGGTATGCAAGATCCTCAAGCAAAGTTAAATGTCTGGTATGGCTGGCGTAGTCGCCAATGTTGAATTGGTAATAATGCATCATAGCCTCACGTTATTGGCTCGTTACAAAATAGGTGGGACGCAGCAGGCCGGTAACGAATCGGCTTTTCAGGAGCTACCCTAGCTGTTCCCGATAATCATACTAGCCGAAAATGTCGGCACGCAAGGTTTTTCTGCTGACCTTGTTTTTGGTATAAGCACTAATGGCGACCGCCAGCGCAGGGCTCGGGAGCTCCTTGCCAGACACGATCAAAGACAGCCAAGTCTTGCTGATGTTCAACGCATAAGCCATAGCCGTCTTGGCACCTCGGGGTTGAGAAGCAAAGTATTCTTGTAAGTTCATGATGTATCCTTTTGAAGCCCCAATTAAACCACGATAAAAATAATTGCGCAAGAACTTGTAATGCCCAATTAAATGTTGTATTGTGTGAATACTTAACTGGAGGTTAGACAAATGGAAGAGTCAAAAAAGAAAATTACCCCTTACCGCACCTCAACCGGCGTTTTGATTGGTCAGTTCTATGAAGAGCGTGAGCCCATGGAATATTGCCCCGATATGGAAAGAGTGCAGGTTGCCTTGATCAACGACCCGGAATTCCTGCGGAAGTTCTGGCTGAAGAACGTCACCTACGTCAGCACGGTTGTCATCAGCATCTTGGCGCTTGCTATCTTTGCAAAATGATGACCTTCGGCATTCTACTTGTGGGCGCTGGCCTTGGCTTGATGGTCATTGTTATATCACTGGGCATCTACCTGATGATGGGAGATGAAGAATGAAGCCGCCTGAAATCATAGCAGTTGCCTTTTACATAGCCATAGCCTTGTTCTCTCTGTACTACGGCAGCAAGGTCATAACAGAGGAGCCACAGTTAATGTGCGGCGTGGCTGAGATTAGTCCTGACTTTGACAGCAAGCACAGGGAGCAGTGCAGACAGATGAGGGGGCATAAGTTATGAATGACAACGAAAAAACACAGCACGATGACTTTACGGCTTTACTGAGAGATGTACTGGAAACCAATCACGCCATAGTCAAACAAAATGCGCTGATCGTGCAGGCGCTGACAATGCCACGACTTTTGGTAAAGGCTGATCCTGTATACAAACCTTGGGATAAGTTATGAACACAGAAGAAATTATCAATCTGGCGCTTGCCGGCAAACAAAATTTAAAAGACCGCATTTATTTTGCCATGGCGTTAGAGCGCGAGGAATGTGCGAAGGTGTGTGAAAAACGTGCGGATAGATACGTAAAAACCAAAGGCTATATGTTTTCTGTTGGGGCGCAAGATTGTGCTGACCATATCCGCGCAAGGGGCAATCATGAAGATCGTTGAATTTCCAAAGCAGGTAGACACTGAAGAAGCGTTGCAGGTTGTTGATGATCTGCGCGAAGCCATAGCCAACGGCAGTATCAAAGCGTTTGTAGCGGTAGGCATTACAGACGATCACGAACTGCACGGTTTTTCTGCGTCTACTAAGAAAACCACGCGCCTTGAGATGATGGGTGCAATGATGGGCTTGCAGTGGAACTATGTTGAGGGGGCAATGTGAACGAGATTGCTTTGTATAACCTGACGCTTGCGCTGCCCATCTGTGCGGTATGCAACAAGCCGGTGGAAAAGATGGACTCCATGTACCTGCCAGACTATGACGGCAAGCTGTTTCGGGCGCACTGCCACGGCAAGACAGAGGATTACATTCTTGGCTCTTACACGATGCTGGATGCCACAGAGATTACGTTTGGCAAAGCATTTGATGCGCCGCAATTAACAGGATATGCGCCATGACTGCTATCGGATTTTCCATGTTTATTACTGGTTGGCTATTGGTCAGAACCTATGGCTCACCTTATGAAAGCACCAAAACATACAATCTTGCCGACTGGGTTGGATTGCTTATGGTGATGATTGGCTTTGTTCTTGCAAACATTGGCGTATTTATAAAGCTATGGGAGTTCATGCCATGACTGACAAACAACCCGAAGCCTTGAGCATAGCCAAGCGACTCAAAGACCAGCAGCAGCCGTTATCACTTGCTTTACGCCACAAAGCCGCCGCAAAACTACGCCGATTGCATGAGGTGAATGCTGAGTTGGTGGAGGCGTTGAAGTTGGCGCGAGAAACAGCCGTTGGTTGGTATGACGATTCGCGTGGGTTTGATGCTAAACGTCCTCCAGCATGGCTAAAACCGATTGATGACGCCATCGACAAAGCTACAGGAGAACAACAATGATTGATAACTTTTTGGCTGCTGGGTTCCTTGTGCTTGTTGGTGGGATTTTTGGGTGGGCATTTGCACACGGAACGATAGCAACCGAGTGTCAGCGTCAAGGCGGTTTTTATGTTGGCGACAAAGACTTTAAATGCGAGGTGGTTAAATGACCATCACACTAACACGCGAGGAAGCGCAGCAGGTGCTGGATGCGTTTCTTGGTATGGGGCAGCGGGCAGCAGATGCAATGGACGGTAATGCGTTTCATGAATGCTCTATAGCTGTTTCAAGACTTCGCGCCCGGCTCGCGCAGCCTGAACCGGAGTATCGTGATGTGGTGATTAAAGGCGATTTATGGCGCATTGAGTTTCTGCCAGATCATGCCGCAAGCGTAGTGCTTGTGAGGGCGAACTACGAAGCGCAGCCTGAACCGGAGCCGGTGGCGTGGTTGCATAGTTTTACGGGCTACGGATGGCAGGTTGTACCGGAAAAGTTATACCCGACAGACCAACCACTCTACACCACCCCACCACAGGCTGAACCGAAGCCGGTGGCTGACAAGTATCTAATGGAAGTTGAATGCACAAAGTGCGGTGCAAAGCAGGATGGCATCTTGACCGTTAACGCCCCACCACAGCGCGAATGGCAGGGGCTGACGGATGAGGAAAGAGAAGAGGCTACTGGATGGTCGGTAGAGCACATCGAATCCAAGCTAAAGGAAAAGAACACATGAAGATAATTTTAATCCCGCTTGTGGGATTGATGGTTCCTGTTGCGTTTATTGTTTTGGCATACGACATTGCAAAAGCATATGTTGAAGATAAAGTACACGCAAAATTAGATGAGAAGAACATATGACTGACGCCGAATACCAGCAGATGATGCTTGAGCGCCAGCACATACTTGAACAAGCGTTTGATAGCGCATACAAAGGTTTTGCCACCGAAGAAGACTGGGCGATTCTTCGATCTGAATGTGGTCTACCCGCCCTGAAGCGAAAGGAAAATCATGTCTTTAATAGCGAAAGCAGAGTCCAATAACTCTTCATTCACCCCGGTTCCAACAGGTATGCACCTTGCCCGTTGCTTCCGTATTGTCGATCTTGGTACACAGAAGTCCACCTACAAAGGTACAGACAAGTTCCTGCGTAAGGTCTTGGTGCAATTTGAGATCCACTCAGAAGACGCGCAAGGCAACCCTCTCTTGACTGACAAGGGTGAGCCACTGTCCATCTCAAAGCGCTACACCCTGTCCCTCGGTGAGAAGGCCACACTGTCTCAGGATCTTGAGTCGTGGCGTGGATCGGCATTTACTGCAGACGAGCGCAGAGGCTTCAACCTTGAGAAGCTCTTGGGCGTCTGGGCAATGCTAAACGTCACAAAGAGCGTTGGCGGTGATGGCAAGGAATACACCAACATTGAGACCATCAACCCAGTGCCTGCGCAGATCAAGAAGGCTGGCCTGCCAGATCCTCATAACGACACAATGATCTACAGCATTGAGAAAAGTGACGAGGATACATTCAACAAGCTATCTGAAGGCATCCGCAAGACTATCTCGACAAGCCCTGAGTTCCAAGCGCGGAACAAGGATAGTGGGAAGCAAGCACCATACGATGACGGATTCGGCGACGATCCCAACGAACCATTCTAAGGAGAAATAAATGTACCTAGCGCACCCGCTACTGGATTTTTTAAAAAAAGAATATGGGCTGAAGAATGACGCAGCCTTGGCGAAGGCGCTAGGTATTAAGCCTCCTACCGTCAGTAAGATCCGGGCCAACAGGAACATCGTCAGCGCGGAGATGAAGATCATCATTCACAAGAAAACCGGCATGTCGATTGAAGACATTGAAGGATTTTTGGGGGAACAATGACCGTTGCTTCGACTTCGATAGAAGCCTACATCGAGCACAAGGATACTGGAAAGGTTGGGAAGCAGGCGTCAGTCATCCTTGAAAAGATGTCACCCACTACAGACTACTCAAGGAAAGAGCTTGCAAGACTTACCGGGTTTGAGCTTTCAGCAATCTGCGGGAGGGTCAACGAGCTCTTATCCATGGGGTTGCTGGAAGAGCTGCCATCCCGTAAGTGCTCGATTACAGGCAAGAATATCCATCCAATAAAACTTAGGACAAAACATGTCACTCATAGCGAAACAGGTTCACTCTTCTGAATCTACACACTGGTACACCAGAGACGGTGCGCCTATGTACACCGTGCCGTCAAAGAAAGACGGATCACCACGGAACACCACCCTGCGGGACGCCAGAGAGATGAACTTAATCCCCAGCGTCACCACCATTCTGAACATCGTTGCCAAGCCGGGGCTAACTGTTTGGCTGCAGGAGCAGGCTATTCTGGCCGCTTTGACCCTGCCACGGGACGAGGATGAGCCAGAGTCAGTATGGCTAAAGCGGGTGGTACAGGACTCTAAACAGCAGGGCAAGGATGCAGCAGACAAGGGCACAGAGATCCACGAGGCCATCCAAAGCTTCTACGAGGGCAAGAAGGAGTCCAGATACCCATTCCATGTCGCAGCCTGCGTCAACCTGATTAAGAGCCACTACGGCGATTTAAACTGGATTGCTGAGCGTTCCTTCGGCCATGAGCTGGGGTTTGGCGGTAAGTGCGACATGCACACCACAGACGCAGGCGGGATCGTGGTGGACATCAAGACTAAGGAGTTCACCGACACATCCAAGCCCCTATGGTACGACGAGCACCTGCTTCAGCTTGCCGCCTACCGGGTAGGGCTAGGGATGCCGGAGGCAAGATGCGCAAACGTGTTTGTGTCTCGCAATGACCCGGAGTTGGCTGTAATTAAAGAGTGGGCAGAAGAAGACCTACAAAGAGGCTGGGAGATGTTCACGCACCTTCTGGCGTACTGGCAGCTTAAAAATCAACACGAATGAAAGGGGTACTGACATGTTAGAGATACAAAAATCTGTTTTGACTAAAGCCATAAAGTTACTCAACTCCATTGAAGTTGAATACGCCATTTTGGCAAACGGAGAGAAGCACGGGACTTTGGAGGTTGTTGTAAAAAAAAGACGCGAAGGCAAAAGAGCGTTTTCTTATAAATATGGAAGAGGCATCCTTTTAAATTATGTAAAGCCTTACATTGCTGACCTCAAGGTTGGTGAGGTTGCGTACATACCTGCCGGGGATTATGAATTGCAAGCAATAGCCTCTACAGCCGCTTCTTATGCGCATGGAATATTTGGCTCTGGCGGCCATACAGGCAGAAAAGACAAAGAAAACAATGTATTTGAAGTTATGCGACTGGAGGTTTAAGTGAGTAAAGAAATGCGTGAAGAGGCACAAAAGTTCGTCAACGAAGACATCATCAAGCAGGTGTTCTTTCAGTGTGGGAACAGCATGCCGGGGGGGATGTACGTTGACGAGGTTGAATTGATTGAATACTCAGAGAAGCTCATACTGGTGGTAGGCAAAGACATTGCCAAGGCCGAGCGTGATGAGATCTTGAAGATTCTGGATAACGTCAACCCAGAGGTTGCCAAGCTTATCAGGGAGCGAAGGGGATAAAAAAACCCCCGAGGAAGGGGAGCTCGGGGGACATCCACCAAGGATGAAACCACCCGTCGTTGCAAGGCGGGTGGCACTACAGACTATTTCTGCCCTGCGGGGAATCTTTCTCCGGGGCGAATTTGCTCAATCCTGTTCATAAGATCTGACTCACCGGGGAGCATAAATTTAGGAACCATCATTCCTAAGCTTCCCAGTATGCCCACCCCCTTAACGCCCGCTGCGATTGGAGAGGTTGGCGGCACCATAGACATCGTATTAAATACAGCCGACAGGCCGTGCACAGCAGCCCCCAGAGGGTCTTTGTTGCTGCTACGGTCAAACGCCTCACCAATGTCATAGAAGGCACTAGCGCCCGCCAAAGCGTTACCCAACACAGGCAGTACACGCCCAACAGAGGAGCTATAGCCAAGCCTAGCCAGAGGCCCAATCTCTGCCTGCGCAGGAATATTCAAGCCCCGGCCAAGAGCATTACGAGCAGTGCGCTCAGCTCTACGCAAACCCTCAAGCCGTGCTGTGAACTGAGATACATCCTTACCAAGGCGCGACAGACGGGCTATTTCAGCCTCTACGGTCGCTATTTGGGGCTGGATGATCCGAAGCGCGTCTCTGGCTACTTCGGCCTGCTGGGCGACTCTAGCGGACTCTTGAGCCGTAACTGCAGCGGCTTCCTGCGGTGGCAGCATCAACTGACCACGACCTTGGCCGGCAAGCTGGTACTGACCACCACCCAATTGATTAATCTTTTGCAGATTGGCTAAGTCTTTATTGATCAGCGCCTGACCACCCCTTGGGTTGGTCTTAGTCATGTCCTGTGCAGCCTCAAGGGCTACATTCGGAAGCTGATGCCCCTCACCTGCCATGGCACGCATCCAGTTAGAAGCACCAGAGGCACCCTCTACCTTAGCGCCAGAGGCACGACCAGCCTGCGCTAGATCGTCAAGCGCCGAAGGGAAACCTGTACTAATTGGTGGCTCAGGTGGCAGCATGCTGCGGAACTGCCCAGCCTGCTCAGTCAATTGCCCTAATTGAGCCTGCTTGCCAGCCAACTGCTGACCAGTCAGGTTACGCGCCATGTCAATCAAAGTGGCTTCATCTTTGACGCGGTAAAGGTCTATACCAGCTTCCGCCAGAACATTTTTAATTGACCGGGCATACAGATCGCGCTGGAGCTTATCAGGCGAAAGAAGGTATTTCTCTAGCAATCCTTTAACGGCACCTAAGCTACCCCCAGCCAAGCCCATATCGACATTGTCGAAACTACGGCCTTGCATAGCAGGCGGATTTGCAATGTGCTCAGGCATTGGCGCAACAGGAGAAAACTCTTCAGCGGGAGCCTCAGCAGGGGCTTCTGCTGGTGCTGGGGCAGGCTTTTCAACTGGCGTCACATCTCCCAGCCCAAAACGCTGACGTATCAACGCCTGAGTTTCACCGTCAGCATTTGCATAGTCAGGATCTTTTGCAACACGACGAGCAAAAATCAACTCCCTCTCTTCTTTGGAGGCGTTTTTCCATTGCGGACTCTCAAGAATTGGCGTTGCCTTATCCATCATTGCCCCTGTAAGTAAGGATTTTCTTTGCCTTTTTTGGCCGGTGCTGTACTTGACTGCGAAGATTCTGATTTGGCCGCTGGCTTTGTTTTACTTGGGTAATACTTCTGACGCAGATCATTCATTACAACATCGTAACTCTTAACCAAAGAACGATATTCGTCAGTGTCAAAGAAGCGGTTACCAGCCATAGCAGGGTTCTTGTCACGCCACTGGTTGTACATCGTGGCGGTTTTCTTGTCGAACTCACCACGATATTTAAACAACTCAGCAAGTGCCATTGCAGACTTAAGAGGCATATCAACGCCGCCGGCAACATCGCCGACCAATCGACGTTCACCGTCAGACACAGAACCCTCACCAGCAAGGTCTCGACGAGCAACCTGAAGCTTCTGCTCACCATAGATCTGCATAGCACGAATAGACGCCTCAACCTGATCGTCAGTCATCTTCGCCTGCTTCAAAGCAGCTTCAAACGCAGGCATACCAACCCTGAAGTTACCCACATCAATACCGCTACTGATGAATCGAACGGCGGCATTCTTGACGCCGGGGCCAGAGAACATACCCCAAGCACCAGAGTATTCAGGCTTCTTCATTAGATCTAACAAGTTGTCGGAGTTCTGAATAATTGCATCAGCCTGTCTGCCAGCGTTACGGATAGTGCCATCCAAAGCAATAGTGTTTTCGGCTTCTTTCTCAGCAAGCTTTTTCTGCCGGGACTCTGTGACAGCACGCTCTTCAACGCTCTCAACCTTTGAGTCTGCGCCAAAGTTACCAATCTTTGCATTAGGTATTTTGACGTTCTGACCAGAGAATTCACTTTGGTTGAACCACAACTGCAGAGCATCTGGCCCTTTTCTCTTTGCAGCCTGATAGTCAGCAAAGTCAATTGGGTTGATCTCATACGTTCCAGTGCCAAGCTCAGGTATCTGACGCTTGATTGGAGATTGAGTAAACCGCGCCTGTTCGCGCTCTTTCTTTACCTCGATTTCACTAGGCGTCATAAAGCGCAACTGACCATCAGTACCAACAGTTGTGTTAAGTGGCAAATTAAATTTCTTGTAAAGCTTTTGAACTGCGTCAAAGTCTTCGGCAGCGTCAAGCGCATTCCAAAACTTCAAAGGCATTTCAGTTGTGCCAACGCCCGGCAAATTACGTTTAATGCTTTCTTCCTTGGTTCCAACCTCACGTTCTCTGAGCTTAGATTCTTTCTGTTTCAATTCAAGTTCAGCTTGATTGCGCATCTCTTGAACTTTGTCCAGCTCAAGCTTGGATGCAGACACGAAAGCATTCAGCCTTGATACATCCAGCGTGGTGCCTTTGTTTACAGCATCACGGTAGCTGTTGATCATCTTTGCGTACTCTGGGGAGTACATTTCAAGCATAGCAATCTCTTCATTGCTGATGTCAGCAAATGCATCTGAACCGCTAGTTTGAATCTTCCCGAGCAAGTTTCTAATTTGCTGGTCATTCTTGTTAACCTGCGCCAACACTTGACTAGGCGAACTTGGAGCCGGTGGCGCTTCTTTTACAGGCGCTTGCGCAACTTCTGAACGAATGGAAGCGTCTGCTCTTACTACAGGAGGTGCACTGGATGCATCTGAAGGAGCTGCTGAAGGCACTACTGCGGGAGCTTCTGTTGCCGATTGCGGCGAAAGCGTAGTCTTCTTTCTTGACGCCAGCTCACCAAAGAACTGCTGACCCATCATCTTGCGCTTTTGCTCCTGCGCAGCCATCTCAAGCTCATACCCAAGCTTGGCCTCTTCCTGCTGACGGCGGAACTGCTTCTCTGCTTCCGCAGCATAGCCGGTCATACCAGCGGCAAGCGACTCACCGAAGCCACCAGTCTTTGTAGGCGACAACAAGCCAGCCGACAGCGCCATCATGGCAGGGTCGAACGGCATCTGTTGACGGGAGGACACTAACTCCATCAACCGTTTACGATGGGCGTCCAAAACCTGCTGGCTTTCTAAGGTTTGCTGCCGAATTTTTTGTGAAAAATCGGCCATAGGGTCTACAGAAGATAGCCCGCCCTTCTCGTTATCTGCCATATCTAACCTCGTTTATTTTGTTGGAGCACCACCAACAACACCAGAGCTTACTGGAGTGCCTGTTATTGTGGTCGTAGCAGTCGGCTTACCAAAGCTACCAAGCGCTGCCAGCAGACCTGTAAGCTGTGCCAGTGGGCTTGTGCTGTAGCCTGTAGAGCCCACAGTCTGCTTGGTCTCCCCGGTCGGAATCTGGTAGCCCTGCAGAAGCTTGGAGTACGCCTGAGCCTGAGCCATTGGGTAGTCCAGCATACGCTGCCCCAAAGCCTGCTCTGTGCCACCCAGCGTGCTCAATGTACCCAGACCTGTCGTGCCAGCCTGACTCTGCAGTTGACCCAGCCCACCCAGTACCTGACCGGATTGCATCGCACGCTGAAGATCTGCCTGAGCCGCCGTCATAGCGTTCTGATAGCCAGCGCTCAATACACCAGCCTGCTTGCCCAGCAGGTCAGCCTGCAAATCACGCAGAGTCTGTCCTGTCGCATCAAACTGTCTCTTTGAGCCAAACGAACCCATGGCACCAGCCGCGCCCCGCAACGAAGGCAAAATGCTTTGCTGGATTTGGCGGTTCTGCAGACGAGCCATCTCATCCACAACGTTGGTGGTGTATGGGTTCATGTACTGACCGACCATCTGAGGGGCTGTAGTAGACCCTGCAGCCGTCGCCAGATCAGCGCCAGTACCCATGGTGCCCATGCCCGAGAAAGCCGCCGTAGGTGCCATGGCAAGCGCCTGCTGCTGCAGTGGTGACATGCCGGCCACACCGCCCATCTGGACGCCTGCCTGACCGAGGTTGGCGATGTCTTGCAGATAGTTGGTATAGAACTCAGGCGCAGTCTGCTGCGCTTGGGTAACGGTCGTTAACGCTGGTAGCGCTTCACCTTGAAATAAATCGGCCATTTTTATACTCCATCAAACTTGTTATGCTTCTTTACGTTATCAATCCAAGGTATAACTTGAAGATTTGACGGAACATGAAGACCAGATACTTTTTTCCCTCTGACAGGGATAATATGATCAACATGCCACAAGAAACCAAAAACCTTACTTCTTAAAGCCGCCAAACTATATATCTCTTTTATCATCCAAAAATCTTCTTCATTAAGCCATTTTGGGGTTCTTTGAAGTTTTGAATGTTGATACTCCGCCTCATAAACAGAACGCATATGCTTGTTCTTTTTAAACCAAGATCGAGACATTTCAAGCCTAGTTTCTTTTTGTTCTGGCGATTCTTGTTCCCTTAATCTTCTGTTTACTATAGCGCGGCATTCCATACACGATTTGCATTTTGTGTGCCTCATGGAAATATGACCATGCTTACAGGGGACGCCAGTAAAATAATGCGATTCCCCCTTTTGCATAGCCTCATATCTTGGGCCGCGTCTCATTTCTTGCTCCTCGATTGAGCCTGCTTCAGATACTGTAGAGGTGATTTGGATGCCGGTGGGATTTTATTCACAGGCGCTGAACGCTTATGGGCGCGGATTTCTTCACGGAACTTGTCCAGCATGTCAGAACCTGCCTTTGAGGATCCGTTGCCAAGTTGGGCTACGGTATCCGCATCAAACACATACTCGCCGTCTGCAAGCATGGCAGGGATGTCATCCGACTGCCCATCACCCTCACCCATGACGCGGGAGCCGGCACGGTAGTCATGACGGCCATCAACGGTCGGAACATGCAAACCACCTTGTGCCATACCGCCTTGTGCCATACCAGTGTTTTGAGCACCGCCAAGCATTTGCATAGGGTCAACAACAGTGCCATAGGTGTAAAAGCTTGGCTCTTGAACTGAGCCACCCTCAGCCATCAAAGGCGTTGCCATACCGCCGTCTTTTCCGCCCCAATAACTGCTGCTGTCGCTGCCATAATTGTAAGTCGGCCTCGTAGTAGGGGTGTAATAGTCGGACGTAATAGGTGGTGTATACGTATAAGACGTACTTGGCTGATAGTATGAATTGCTGCCCATGCCGCCACCAAAGATATTTGTGGAGGGTGTATCATAATCAGGGTCATATGGCGGCACATAAGTGTAAGGATCAAGGCTTGAATCAGGAGAATTATCCTGCGGCCTTGGCTTAAAGAAATCAGCTAATGCACCACCTATATTCCCCAAAGCGCCGCCAGCAATGTCATATAGTTGACCCACGGCACGAGATCCAGCATTAGAGGCAGCACTTTCCGGCGTCACCAAGTAACCCAAAGCACCACCCAACAAAGCACCCGTCAGAGGGCTGATTGGCTCGTTAGAACGAGGCGTCAGGTTTAGGGTTGGCATTACGTTGCGGCCACTACCAACAGAAGAGAAGGTTGTCGCAGGGCGAGAGGCCATCATTGGCATAGATGAATACTGGCTCATCGGCATCAGAGAACCAAGGCCAGTCGGAGCACCGAAAGACCGCATCATGTCTTCAGACATTGCAGGCACATCACGAGCGCCATACTCAGCATAAGGCACGAACCTTGGCGCAGCAACTATAGTGTCTCTTCCGGGGATGATGTTCTGAGACATATCCATCGGACGGACAACGCCCTCGCCAGACTTTTGTTGCTTTAAAAGCTCAGTAAACAATGCGCCAAGAGCAGCACCCTTTGCTGTGCCTGTGCCCATAATGGCACTTGCAATATCCTTTAATGAAGCATCTCCAGCGCCCGCAGAAGAAAGCGCCACAGGAACTGTTGATGGATCATTATTAGCGGAATATTCAGTTCCAATGTCATCAATACTGCTGTAATCAATATTTGATGTTTCGTCTGCCATAATTACCTCTGCTTTTTAAGCGTGATCAATCCACCACGCGCAACTCTAAAAATATTCCCCGCCTGCGTTCTTAATGCATATTCCTCTGGGGACATCATCATTAATGATTGATTATTCAATTCAGTCAATAAATTTGGTATCAACGACCCAACAAGATTAGTTTGTTGGGGAGCATATCCAGTTCTTCCAAAAGACGAGAACTGCAAACCACCACTAGGCGCATTCAAAGACAAACCAGAACCACCAGTTCCGGGCATTCTGGTACCACCAGTCAATGTACCAATCTTCCCTATCTGGCCGCCAATAGGATCAGAAATTCCACCAGCGCCTTCAACGTCCGCTATGCCAGCCTGCTGCAGAGGAGACAATCCTGAAGCGTCTGCGCCTGTCTGCCCTTGAACGGGCGTTGGAGCGCCAGTTGTTGCGTTACCAGACAAGATTGAATATAAAATTCTTTCGTTAGTTTGATTAATTGTCGGCGTGGCGCTTTCTGCAGGTTGAGCCGGCACATTACTCGCCACAGGAGCATTTGCAGACTGAGGTGGCACCTCACCGGTTGGAGGCACTTCCTCAACAGAAATTTGTTTTTGGGCGTCAGCAAGAACCTTTTGATCCAACTCAGCAGTCAGTTGTGCTTGCTCAGCAGCAGCAATATTTTCTGGCGTTGGATTAATAGCCGCCTGAGCCTTTGCCTCAACAGCAGCATCAGATGATTTGTTTGCCTGTGAAAGAATCTTACTCAAAGATCCTGAAGACAAAGCCCCAGACTGAATGCCGGTTGTATCAACGCCTGATGGCAACTGACCAAACTCAGTCAGCTTGGACAAATCAGAAGTATTGCCAGAAAATGCGCCCCTTTTTAAATCATCTAAAGTTGTGCCGGGTCGAGTTTTGCTGGCAAAAACTTCTGCGCCCTTCCCTTCTGGAGAGACATTGCCATATTCATAATAAAATTGATTAAACTCAGGGTCATAAACAATGGTGTAACCAGTTTCCTTTCCAGAGGCATCTGTTTTTTTAATGTCGCGCTGGTAAGAAACAACCCCTTCTTTATCTTTTACCTTAACTACAGGAGTGCCTGTTTCTCCCTCAAGGGCTTCAAATTGCTTTAAAGACGAAATATTAGATGGCGCTGAAATATCCAAACCAGATATTCCATCGGTAGTTGCAAAAGCATCACCCAATTGCCTGCCCAAATAAGGATTTTTTGGCTGCGCAGCTATTTGATCTAACTGGTCTTCAATTGAGACAGAATTCTTTTGAGCGTACTTTCCTTCAGGAGACTCAGGAACCTCGGGCACCATGTCGCTTGGAATGCCAGCACGGGTCGGCTCATTGTCCTGCATGCCTTTGTCCTTCAAGAAGGACTTTTTCATGTCCTGCAAGCCTTGGTCGGCCTTTGCGGACAATGTCTCAAAACCACTTTCAACAAAAGCGTTGGCAAAGCCGGTAGCAAAGTCACCACCAGCCGCAGCAGCCCCAGTACCAGAGGCAACGCTCGACTTCAAAGCGTTCTGAATATTTGCGTGGCTTTCTGCAGATAGACCCAAACTTTGAGCCTGCGCCATTACCTTTGGGGCGACATATTCATCGTAGCCAGAAGCGGCCATAGATCCAGCAAAGGCACCTGCAGCCGCTTGCTGCCAGTCACCACCTGTCGCAGCGGTTAAGCTACCGGCGACCAGACTTTGACTTGTGGCAGCAGTTAACGCCTTTGCAGCAGCTTCATTTGTAACTACAGTGCTAACTGTGGAACCTACAGCGGGGGCAATCTTTGCGGCAACTGCTGGCGTGGCATAAGCAATCGCGGCAGACTTTGCAATATCCTCAAGGTCTCCGCCCCTAGCGGCAGTGATTGCAGCCTGCGTAACATACGGTGGGATGCCAACCATGGACAAACCAATGGTGGCAAGCGTTGGCAACGGATCATTAATGACCGCCTCGACCACATCGACAACGGTACTTACGACTTTCTCAACAGCTTTGACAACAGCACTCATGTCATATCTCCCTTGGCTCACCAAGCTTCAACGTGACAGAAATGCCGCCCTTTTCTTCCTTTGCTGTGTATCCCATGCCCGGAAAGGGTGGGTTACGAGAGATTGCCTTAAAGATATTTAATACTGTGGGGTTCTCAAAATGAGAATGCAGGACATCATACCCATACTTACGCGCAGCTTGAATAAACGTGTAAGAGTTCTCAAGATAGTTTCTTGCGGTATCGGCGTTGATGGCACGGAAAAAGCCCTCGCGTGGGCCTTTATGGTGAATAATGAATAGCGTATTGCCCTCTTTAAACAGGGTCACATTCTTCTGATTGAGCTCGGTGACAACGGCAGCATAAATAGTTGCCGGCGGCAGATTTGAGCCAGTCTCATCGGCACCTAAAATGATGATTGGCTCGACTTCCAGCAAGTTCTTTTTGCTATCAACAAGCATCTTAATACCTACATAGGTTTAAAGATTGCTGCGCTGTAGACGTTTCCCATCCCCGCTGCAAGGCTCAGCACCGCGCCGGGTGGCGGGCTGATAGGCTCAGATAAAAATACTTCATCACTTTCCGTCCGGTTCGGAATCTCTGGAATCACGCCTGAACGCATGTCCTCCAAGAGCATCAAAGTCTCCAGCAGCCCACTCGCACCCATCGTATGACCGATTCTCTGCTTGTATGAGGTGGCAACGAAACTTTTAAGTGTAGATTGTAAAGCAGTTAACTCCGAAATGTTATTAGAAATTGTCCCCGTACCATGGGTTTTTACAATTCTGACATCCTGAGGCTTGACCGTAGAAAACTCAAAGACGCCTTCCATAGCCTTAATGAAGCCACTACCGTTCTCTAGTTGCCCAATTGCATTAGTGCTGGCCTCTGAGGCGGTATAAGCCCCGCAGAGTTGAGCAAGTGGCGTATCCCCCGTCTTATCAAGGGTAAGCCAGTTGTCAAAGACGGCAAGAGCGGCTCCCTGTCCAACATAAAAGCCCCGGTTTTGCTTGTCAAAGGCACTCGGCTTGATCCCCGTCTTCTCTTCCTCATCCGTCAAGACGGCCTTGGATTCACCAAAGAACTGCAGGACAGCATTCGATACCCCATCCTCTACCGTCAACACAATGACCCGTGCAAACCCGTAGTGACTCATCAGCGTATTCACATCCATCAAAGCCTTCAGGCTAGATGCGCAGGCGCTGGCGTCCGTCACAACATGATCCTGAGCCCCACACTGCTGAGCTACCCTGCCGGCATACACCTGAGTCAGAGTAAGTGGCAAAAACTTGTAGTCATAGCTCAGCTTGCTGTCGTACTTGCGCTGGTTAATCCCGGCAAAGTGAGAGTTACCGCTTGCCAGAATAAAGGCCGTCTTGCCTACCTCCTGCTCCCTCAGCATCTTCAGCAGGGCAGGATCCAGCACCTTCTCAGCCAGCTTATGAGGCGGGTACGTCAGCCCCATCTTCACCTTGGCGTAAGTCTCTGGGAACCAGTGCACCCGCTGCGGATAGACTGCGTCCTCCATCAACTCCACGTTACTGGTAGCCGCCGTCCTATAGTGAGTGAGATAGATCATTTGATGGCCTCTATCGCCGCCTCAATGGACTCCGGCTCTTTCGTCTTGTGTTGCATCAAAAAGTCGTGGATCTCGCGGACTGTCACAGGGACAAGCTCTTTCCCCTTGTCTTCAGGAATCCCGTAGAGTTCACACATATACAAACCAATGAGCAAACTATCAAGACTGTCTACGTCTATGTCTTGAAGTTGATCATCCAGACTTTTTGCATTATCAAAGTCTGGGGACATCGGTTTTGCGACTTTTGCTGTAGCGTTAAATAGTTTTATAAAGTCGATCATTGTTATCTTGGTTGAACGGCTCCTACAACAGCCTGTGCCCAATCCTGCCAGTCATTAAAGACCGCCGGCCCCGGTATACCTTCATTGGTGAAAACGTCAATGGCCTTCAAGCCCTCGCCCCACTGACGCCAATCTGTGCCCTGCATAGGTATTGCCAACTGCTGTGTTGCATACAGCTCACACATTAAAGATGCCCACGACTCAAATGTATGCCCCCTCGGATCATAAATAAGCGATACGTCAGACATCAATAACCCCTTACGTCGCCAATATTGGCTGACAGCAATAACCGTCCAAGCTGGTAATTACCATTAACGGTATTTGACACAAACTTCAGTCTACATTCACGGCGCTGTTCACGCATGTCAATTTTTCCTGTTGTTGGAGAAAAGACATAAGCCGCAGAGGTTTGATCCTCCTCCTGTGCATAAGGTCGGCCAGTGACGTAGAGCTCCATGTTTCCAGATTGTATAAAGTCGGGCTCCACGCGCTCCAGATGCAGCCAGAAGTTATCCCCAGTGAGTGACGGCTGTGAAGGCCCGCCGCCAACCCAACCAAGGTCTGAGGTCTCAAAGTAGCTTTCAATAGCGTTGACTTGGATACCTTTAATCTCATCAGTACCAAACTCATGCTGCCACAAAGAAACAAAGCTCATGACATACGTAAGCGTGATCTTAAAGTTGGATCCGCCACCCGGCAAGGCATACGTCAGTTCGTTGCCAACCGCATAGTTGGTTCCATTGGCGGTAATAACGACGCTCGTTACTATGCCGCCAGCCACTGTAATCGTGGCCTGAGCACCAGTTCCAGTGCCGCCAGTTAGGGCGACGTTGGTATAGGTGCCGTTCGTATAGCCAGAGCCAGCCGTCAGCGTGAATAGGTTTGCACCACCGCTGGCATTGATGGCCGTCCCGGCGTTTACAGGGAATGGGAAAACCTGAGAGAAGAACCCAGCCGACCGGCGGGCACCAAGTGCCTGACCAGCGTCATACCAAGTCTGCTCACGAATGTTGTAAACAATCGCGTCATTGCACTCAACAGAGTCGCCACGAGGGTAGAACCACCAGATCTCGCCATAACGAGGAACCTTGGACACGTAAACCTTCTGGCGCTGTGCATAGTTCAGGTTGTCGAAGAACCAGTTCTGGTTCATGTTGTTCGGAATCTCTTTGACAACACCGTTGTACATCAGGAAGCGGTCAACGCCACACCAGTAGTAGACGCCGTCGTACTCAATAACTGACTGCGCAGACAAGATTGATGACTGGCTGGAAATAATGTCATACCGCCAAAACAACGTCGTAGTTGTGACGCCGTTAGAAATGGTTGTCGGGTTATAGGAAACCCGGATCAGGGAGTCCAAAGACCAGAAGAGGCCAGAAGGCGAGTTAGAACCACCTCGTACTGGCAAGCCCTGAACGATCTTTGTACCCGCCACGTTAGTCTCGTTGGCGTCAGCGCCAGTCCAATCCGTAGGATCTCCGGCGGCACAGTTCTTAATCAGGCCATTATTGCCATAGACAAAAAGGTACGGGTGCAAGACCACGCATCCACCACTGACTTCAATTGGAGTGCCAGAATCCTCTACAGCCGTCATGGTTGTGCCAGCAATGTCGCCAATCAATACTGGCGTATTGACGGTGTTTGAAATGTCACTAAGGTTTTGTCCCGGATGGGCAACCAATGACTCCTGACCGCCACCAGTAGTGTCATAAAGCGTATCAAACTGCCAAAGGTTATCAACATCTGGGGTGAAATCAGTTAGGGTGAAGTTACTTACCCCAGATCCAACGCCGTTGTTGTCAATGGGGATGACCTGCAAGCCATCGGAATACCCATTAAAAATAAAGTTGAAATTGTCTTGGACGTTGATGTAAATGCCCCGAGACGGGCCAGCCATATCCCCAACAATTTGGCGGTAGCCGAGCATCTTTCTTGGACGGCCACGCTGAAAGCGAACCCAGCGGCCATCGTTGTAGAACAGCTTGTCAAGAACCGTGCCGTCCCGCTGAACTCCGGGCTTTGTATCCGGGCTAAATACCTTCTTGGTCATGTGAATACACCTCCGGCAATACCCGTCGTAAAGTTCCCAGAGCCCGTCACATTGACCCCGGTCGCGCTAAACGCAACCCGATTTGTGCCCAAAATAGAAATGTTCATCTGCCCAACGCCCGGACGGTAAAGACCTGTGCCTGTTTCAGCAGCAAAATTAAGCGCAGGCGTACCCACAGTTCCATTAATCAAGCTAATTGAGGTAGCGCCAGCCTGAATAGTATTAGCGTTCAAGAAATTGGTGCCGTCACAAATTAATGTGACCTGCTGGCCGGGAGGAACAATTGCATTCGCACCCCCAACAACGCCAGTAGTAATTGTCAAAGAGTATCCGTTATCGACTACCTGATTGGAAATAACGTACAAATTGACCGCAGGAGGATATTGAGCAATTACGTTTCCTGTAAGACTGCCGACGTACTCCTGAATCGTATTGGAGGCTTCGCTAGGCGTAATGAGGTAAGTGCCGGTTGTAACCGGCTTAACCAGCGCAGTAAAAATAAAGTTAGCGCTTTGGCCGTAGCCTACAGTGACGAATTCTGCGCCCGTACTGATAATGAAGGCAGACTCATCTGGGGCAAAGTTCTTGGTGGAGTTACCATCAATCATGTTTGCGCCAGTGCAAGCAACGGTCAATGTACCTGTGCCATTGTTCTTTAACAGGAAAAACCAATTATTGCCAATTGTGCTGGCGTCGGGCAAAGTGACAGAACCAGATCCAGAAGCCCAAACCTTGGTCTGAGCTCGGTCGTTCGCCACAAACGTGTAGCCGTTCACAAAGGACGAGGCTGGGTGACTCTGGTTAAGCGTAGTAGAGATCGCCGTCAATCCAAGGCCAGCCAAGACACTCGCATTAGAGGTCGTGGTGGTCGAACCAAAGGCAATAATGCCCCACGAGCCAGCGGCAGAGGTGTTGTCAGTAATGTAAATGTACTGAGCCTTCCCTGACGCCACGGTACAAATTACACCGCCATCGTTATCCAAAACATTGAAGTCAAAGCCGCCATAGTTATTGAGCAGGCAGTCTGTACCAACGGATACCTGATCCGCTGCAGGCATCTTCAATGTACGGCCTGAAGCGTTCGCTGTGGCGTCAATGATGCGGGAGGCATAGAGATCATTGCCTGTGGCAAAAGTCGGCCATACGAGCGTTTTATTCGTTGTCAGGGCTATCTCTTGATAGCTGACATCCGTTGGGACAATAACATCCCCGGTGAACGGGCTAGTAAAGGTCATAGTTAGCTATCCTGAGCAATCGCCTGACGGTCACCCAAACGCTGAATGTTCTCTGTTTTCAGTTGGGCAACGATCTTGTCGTATTCCGCTCTCCACATAGGCATGCGCTCATCGTTCTTTAAAAACGGCATGGCCTGCAGCAGGGAGCCATACAGCATGGCCTGTGGGGCGTACTGGGTGAACCAATTGGTCTGGTTGGTAGCGTCCAGAGGCTGAACCTCTTCGTAGTACATCACCTCAAAATCATAGGCTTCAGCCGGGGTAGGCACCACCAGCCAGTGCGTATAGTCGTAGTCGCCATAGTATTTGGGTGCGCCTTCCTCAGCCTCATGAGGCCAATATTGGCGCATAAACTCATAGGTACGCAGGAAAACAGGCTGTCTTACGCCGTCTACCGTCACATTCATGGACACCGTCTTGCGCCAGCGGGCAGGCTTGGTGATCACAGGATTTCCAGACACCATGTTTGATTCATTGACGGTCAGGTTGCCAAGGAACTTGATCTCGCTGGCAATGGTCTGCTCAGCCAACATAATGAATGTCGGGATCTTGTCTAGGGTGGCGGTGTCTGTACGCTCCAGATAGCTGGAGATGTCGTTAAACAGCGAGGTGTAGGTCATCGAGACGGCCATTGCTTTTCCTTATTAAGCCAGCATAGTCTCTGCGTGAGTCTTGGCTTCTGCTACTCGGCGCAGCCAGCCTTTACCAAAAGTCGCAAACGTAGGCAGACTGCGGTAAAACGCTTCCTTTTCTGCACTGAATTTTGCCACTAATTCACCTTGATTGGCATCTTTTAATGCCTGCATGGTCTTAGGGCCGATAGCGCCGTCAGGAGTGGCACCAATAGCCTTCTGCATGGTTTTGATTGCACGACCGGGGCCAGCGTTGATGGCAAAGTCAAACATCAGGTAGTCCAGACCGTCAGGCAGATCATCAGCCTTCACGGCGTCCCAATACTTCTTGCGGTACATCGGGGCGACTGTCTCAGGGGTCAACGCACGCATTTCCTTCTCACCAACGGCCTTGCCTACCCACTCCTCCCAAACCTTCTTAGTCACTCCAAGGTTGGTCATGCCGCCGGGGTCAAGTTTGTGGTTTACAAAACCACCTTCATGTTTAAGTATTGCTTTAAGTGCTTCTTCAAAGTTTTCGCGCATGATGAATCCTATGACAGTTGGCGCACAACAATGTGCATTTTTTAACTTCTTCCAAAACTTCAGCTTCTGACTTCGAGTCAAACATACTGCTTATGTTCTCAACTTTGGCTTCTCTATGGTGAAAATCAAACGCCGCATGGTGGAACTGACCTTGGCACATCTGACACTTTCCGCCCAGCATATCAATTAACTTTTGTTTAAACGTCAGGCGCTTATGTAGTTTGTAGTGCGCTGCACAGCGCCCATGTCCGCCTTTGCCCTTGGTAGGCTCCCCGCATTCTATGCAAGTTTTGGTGGCGTTAAAATACTGTACGGGAGGGGCTAAGTCTTTCCCGCGACGAGCACGAATGTAGTGCGCGTTGCACATACCTTTTGCCAAAGCCTTTGCTTGGCAGCTTTCTACTGCGCAGGTCATTTAAGCTCCCGTTCCAACCTCAGTATCTCCTGACAAGCTTTTAGTTGGTGGACGATTTCGTCGGCGTCGGCTGCAATGGTGATAAGAGCTTCCGCAGCCTCTCCTGAAAGTCGGGCTTTCTTTCCTCCATTATCGCTGCTGGTACTGGGGGCAGCACTGGGCACGGCGTTACTACTGTCTGGACACGCGGCGTCGATGAACAACCCGTCAGTACGAGCAACATCAACAAGCTGCTTGCGCTCCACTTCCACAGTCCTAATCTTGTCAACATATACCTTCTCCACTTTGTTTTGTGTGTTCGCCAGAAGATGTTCGAACTCACGTACTTTGTCCTGCTCCGCTTTCAATATCTTTGCAGCTTCTGCGGCGGCTACCGCTTTCTCTGCCTCCCACTCCGCCTTGGTTACCTGCACACCCGTATGATGCCCATAGAAGTACGAGCAGATAGCAAAAACAAGCGCACCGATAATCACATAAGGGTTAGGCATTTTCTTCTTTCCCGGCTTTGATTGACTCAATCTTCTCCTGCCCTCGTGTCCAAGCAGAGATACCAAGAATTGCCATGAATGTGATGTGGATGAATCCACCAGATTGCAACGTCAGAGAAGTCCACTCACGGAAAGCGTCGTTAGCAGCTTGGGTTTCCCAGAACTGCACAATCGTCCACAGGATCGGGAACAGCACAAAGTCACACAAGCAGATAATCATATAAGTGATCGCCATCATCGGACGCCACTTTGTTGTCATCCAGTCAGTTGCATCGTTCATTCTTCACCCCTCATTTCCCGTAAAACTTTTATCCGCAACTCTTTCATCTTGCGGGTTTCTTCCTGCGCCCGGTACAACGCGTTATTCATATCCATGTACATCACACCCATAACAGGTAGCGCAATCACTAGCACAAAACACAAGACCACCACGGCGACGAGTAATGCCCACGGTACGTCTGACTCAGGCGGAGGAGGATTAGGACTCCTACGTACCACGCCACGACGAAAAGGATTGCTCCAACCCATACCGCTTCTTCTTTCCTTTTTCTAATCCGTCTGCGTCTTTGCGCCGCTTCGATCTGCAACCTTGCTGTCTCACGTTTATGTGCCTCGTCCTGCTCAACAACAATTTTCTGCCACATCTTCTCGTATTTACCCCACAGGTCACCCAACTCAGGCGGCGCTCTGTAAACCATGGTTTCTCGGAGTTCGGCAAGCATTGCGTCCAACCTTGACCGTATGATGACGCGCACTAGAGCACGCTTGCCAATTGAATCTGCACCTGTATACACCTGCTGCGCTTCTGCTTCCTGCTGGATAAAGACCTTACCGATCTTGTCGTACTCATCCATCAGAACACCAAGATCATTGCCAATCTTAATGAAGACATCATTTGGATCAGCCTTAGCAATCTCCTGCACTCGCTGCACTTCAGCAACGTATTGCGCTTTCTGTGCCGGGGTTGGATTCCCACCTGTTACCTTGTCATACTGCGCCTTAAGATCATCCAGTACATCCTTGACCTCGCCGGCTGCCCCCTTAATATCCTTATAAAGTTTACAGCCGGCCTTTACGGCAGAAACTGCGGCGTTTGCAGCAGCTAGTAAGGTAAGTGGATCCACATTGGGTTATTTCACAATATTAACAATCCTACTGTTATCCTCTAAAGCAATAAACTCATGCGACTGATCTGATGGAAAATCTATTACTGTTCCTTCTCCATATTCTGCTGACCAATCATTACCATGCGCCTTTATTTTTCCCCGTGCAACTATGGTTATATGTGCATTGCCCTCTTGATGGGTGTGCATTGGCAACATGTCGCCAGCCTTTTCAAACGTATACACTGTGCCGGTTAGTTTTCCGGCATTTAGCGGCTGACTAAGCAATGACATCCGGCGCATCTCCAACCACATTGCTAACCTTTGGCTCTGGCGGAGGTGGAACAGGAATAGCTTTAATCTCACTGCTTACGGGATCGTAATAAAACCGATCCGCAAGCACATCGTTAGCACAATCTATCCAAAACAAAGGCAAAGCAACTTCAAAATCTTGTTCAGAAACTTGTGCAACACGATAGCCAGTTGTACTGTCAAAATTATTAATTACTTCTTGAGGTGAAATAAGTGCTTTCATATTAATACTCCACAATAACTACGCCTGCGGCACCAGAAGAGCCACTAACTGTTCCGCCCCCTTGATTTGTTGCTCCAGCGCCACCGCCACCATAAGCACCGCCTGCTCCTCCAGCGCCATTAAGGCCTCCCTGCCCGCCTCCGCCAAGGATTGAACTTCCGCCAGAGGCACCGGCAAGAGCAGACGTACCGCCGTAAGCAGCAGATTGTCCGGGGCCACCCCTAATATTTAAATCTCCCCCTGACCCAATTCCGCCAGCCGTACCAGCAGTAGTGCCATTGTTGTTTTGTGATGGACCACCTGCGCCGCCCGTTGCAGAGCAAAAAGCGCCAAACGATGATGTACCCCCTGTAGAAGCTGCTCCACCGCCACCCCCAACAGTCACCGAAACTGTACCTCCGGGAGTAAGGCCAGAAACAATTTCTATTGCCGCACCGCCTCCCCCGCCACCGGGTGCAAGTGTCGGTCCCGGACAACATCCAGAGCCAGATGCACTTCCGCCACCACCGCCTCCACCAACCACGGTGACTTTAGCTTTAGTAATACCAGCAGGAACAGTAAAGGTTCCACTACTGGTGAAGACTTGCATGTTTGAGAAACCGCCACCACCACTAGCCGTCTGAAATGTAGGTAACGCGCCGGCGCCATTCGAGGTTAGTACCTGCCCGGCTGTTCCTACACTTGCAATTGATTGTTGTATTCCTCCAGTTGTTGTGCCGCCACAAATAACTGCATACGCGGTGTTGGTTGTTCTACCTGTACCGCCATTTGCAACCGCTACTGTACCCGTCACATTACTAGCCGTGCCTGTAGTGTTTTGATTTAGCGTAGGGACATCTGCCACTTGAATTGCTGACATTACAACGTCGGTGCCGTTACCGCGCAGGTATTGACCAGATGTGACCGCACCCGCCAACGCATCCATTGCATTCTGTCTAGTTGTCTCACCCGTACCGCCGTTAGCGAATGGTAAAGTTCCAGTTACGCCCGTAGAAAGAGGAAGACCTGTTGCATTAGTTAGTGTGCCGCTTGAAGGCGTACCTAAAGCGCCACCATTGACCACAAATGCGCCTGCAGAACCCGTATTTACACCCAAAGCCGTTACAACGCCTGTGCCAGTAGTAATTGTTGCCGGGGCTGCTCCAGCACCACCACCAACCACCAAAGCATTTGCTGCCAAAGCCGCAGAACTTGCCCAAGTTGTGCCGCTGGAAAAGTAAGGAATGCCGCCAGAAGTGCCAGCTACTGTCAAGGCTAAAGTACCGCTCGTGGTAATTGGAGAGCCGCCGACAGAGATAAGACCGCCTGTAAACGTCTGAGCCACAGAAGTAACGCTGCCACTACCGCCAGCGGCAGATAATGTGCCGGCAGCGAACGAAAGGCCAGAGCCAACTGTTACGTTACTAAAACCACCCGATCCATTACCATATAAGATGGATGTGCCAGAAGTAGCAGGCGCATAGTCAGTGCCAGATACAGCCGCAGAAATTGCGGTTCCATTACCTTTTAATACCCCGGTAACTGTAGTAGAAAGAGTAATTGCCGGGGTAGTGGTTGCATTTGCAACAGTCCCCGCCAAGCCATTTGCTGACACCACAGAAACTGTTGTGACAGATCCAGAAGCGCCTGCCTTTGAAGCAATAAGTTGCACTACGCCAGAATTGTCCTTGTAGTACAACTTACCATCTGTAATGTTGATTGCCAACTCACCATTTACCAAATTGGTATTGGTGGGAACGGCGGATGCCGTGGTGCTGTAATACAGCGATATGGGCGTGTAATTTGTCTGTGCCATTAGAATGTCCCGCCAAATATGCCGGTTGTGGCAGTCACAGTGCCAGTCGCCAGTGTGTTAGTAGAAGGATTATAAGTAAGGTCAGAGTCAACGGCTATAGGCAAATTGCTCGTAGTTGCGCTGACGAAAGTTGGGTAAAACGAAGCATTCGCGCTCGATGCCGACACTGCAACATTGGTTGCATTTGTTGCGTTTGTGGCCGTACCTACAGTCACGCTTGCCGGGTCAGTCCACGATGGGGCGCTTCCCGTCGAAGACAGCAGGTACGTGCTGGCTCCAATACCAAGCTTTGTGAGCGCAGTACCAGTCGAGAAATACAGCATGTCGCCAGCGGTGTAGCTGGTAAGCCCTGTGCCGCCATAGGCCGTTGATATTGTGCTTGCCGTCCAAGTACCAGCCGTCAGTGTGCCAACGCCCGTAATCCCGGTATATGAGCCGCTGATGTAGGCAGAACCCACAGTACCAGAGGTGATCTGGTTGCCATTGATAGCAATTGAAGCGTTTGCCGCTACAGTTAATTGACCTTGAGCATTTACCGTAAAGGTAGGTACAGAGGAGGCAGAGCCATAAGACGCCGCCGTAACCCCAGTATTTGTAATGCTGAACTGACTACCTGACAGGGTTAAGCCAGTACCTGCAGTATAAGTGCCAGAACCAGAGAACTGCTGCCAAATAATTGCGTCAGTGCCAATAGTTGTAACTGGTTGAGTCTGCACCCAGCCTGTATTGGCGTACAAAGAACCATTAGAAACAAAGGTAAAGTCACCGCTGGCAATCTCAACTGAGGTGTCAAAGTCCGTTGCGCGGGTTAAGACCGTACCGCCTGTCGCCCAAGTGTAGATACCGTTATTGGCCTGCGTAGCCTCGTTTTTGACCAGTACGCGATCCCCGTTTAGCAGGGTATATCCATCCAGAACCGTCAGCGCATTTGATAGAGTAAGCGTCGCACCTACCCCGGCAGTACCGTTGTTATAGGTAACAGTGCCGCCAGTAATCGACGCCAAAGTACCTGTGGTCGCTGCCGCGCAAGAGGCGTGGACATGCAAACCCTCTGCCACTGAGTCAACATATTGCTTTGTAGCCAACTGCAACGCAGAGGTCGGGTCTTGCGTTACCGCCACCGAAGTCAGGCCACCCAAGGTCAGAGAGGATGCCCCAAGGGAAATTGCAGTAGTACCAATGGTCACCGAGCTATTGGTCAGCGACGAATTGGGGATGTTTAACAAGGTATTGCTGGCCGCATCAATCGTCTTGTTGGTCAGCGTCTGAGTACCAGTCAGGGTCGCAACGGTCGAGTCAATTGCAATGGTAACCGGCGTCGATCCATTAAAGCTCGTGCCCTGCAACCCTGTGCCAATGGTCAGCGCCGAGGTGGTGGCGGCTGTAATGGTGCCGGAGGCTCCCAGTGCAACGGATACGCCATTGAAAGAAACCGAGCTATTATTTAATGCAGAATTTGGGATAGAGGAGAAAGTATTGCTTGCCCCAGAAATTGACTTACTTGTTAAAGTTTGAGTGCCGGTTAACGTGGCAACCGTAGAATCTATAGCGATAGTGACCGTGGTTAATCCGTCATACAAACCCCCAGTAAGACCTGTGCTCATTACTAAAGGATTGCTAGTTCCTGCCGTTACTGTGACAGACCCGCCAAGACTGGCCGGAGTCCCGTTAATGGTGATTGAGCTATTGGCAAGCTGCGCATTGGAAATCGTGCCAGATAGACTGGTTGTCGGAATAGTCAAGGAGGCGGTCATTGCTGATCCGCCATTACCATACACATAACCAGTTAGCCCGCTAGTACCAGTGCCGCCAGAGGAAGTATTTAAAGTACCGCCTAAAGTTACACTTCCAGAAGTTGGCAGAACGGGGGTAAATCCTGTTGATCCAGCACTAAAAGTTGTGACGCCGCCGGCCAAAGAGAATTGCCTCCATGAGCCCGCAGAATAACCATCAAACGTCTGAGTATCGGAATTAAATCTAAATTGCCCCGGAGAACCAACAGGCTGTTGAGCACTTGAGCCCAAAGGTATCGTCATTGCAGCAACACCGGGAATTACCGGATTGTCTGAAATGGATATTGTTGGATTGCCGGCTCCGTTTCCATTTGCCACACTAATTTGATTTGTGGTGCCAAGAATGCTGATGCCGCCTGCGGTGGTGCCGTTTTGCACAGCAACGATGCCAGTGCCGCCAATATTGGCAAATGCAGCCGCCAGTCCACTCAAAGACAAAGTCGGATTGCCAGCAACTCCATTTCCATCAGTGATCGACAAACCAGCGCCCGTAACCGCAATAGAACGGGCTGTGACGGCGTTTGAGGCCGTCTTGGCTATCAACCCATTACTTGCTACTTCAAGGCTCCCAGAAGCCCCGTTTAACGTGATTGCGAGGGTAGATTGAGCTCCGCCATCCGTCAGGCCAATGCCTGTCCCACTGGATAGACGCCGGCTATTTGGCAGCGAAGGCTCCTGATTTAGCGTCAGGAAGGTTTGGGTTTGACTTGGGGAGGCAGAAATTGCGCCAGTGGTTGTCCTGACGGTCACGCCGTTTTGGACAATAGGCACTAACTCGGTGCCTGTTATGGCACCGGCTGCTGGAAGTTGAGTAATCTGTACTTGTGCCATTATGGACTCGGTGCAATGTTGTCGAGATTGCCGTTGTTTTCCGGTGTGTCCGTATTGCCTTCGGTCGTTATCTCATAGTTGTTCGGGCCATTTGTCAACAGCGCATCTGGGTCAACTGCGACACTTACATCAGGCCGGGGAAATCGAAGCGTAATTCTTTCAGTCTTTCTTGCCGGTAACCTATATGGATCAAACTGATCCTTGCAACCCTGCTCACACACCATCAAACCCGGAAAGTTTGGGTCTTTAGAAAGCTCGGCATGCGGGCGCTTCATTTTACAGCGATCACAGACAGCAATCGCTATATCAGAGTAGCCACGCGTATCTAAAAAGATTGCCATGGTTTACCTTGTGTAAACAGCGATATTCGGTGCCAAATAAATAGGCGACTTGTCACGCTCTTCGGATTCAGCCAGATTCAAATACTTCTCTGCCTGCACCTCAAGGTACTGAACCCGCTGCAGATCAACGCCGGGGAGCTCCATAGCCATCTGATGAGCCAGCATGTTCTGCACAGCCAGATACCAGCGGTCAGGGATCTCAAGCTGCCCATTCAGAGCGCCTACATCCATAATCTGCCGGGAATACCAAACCACCATCTGCACAAACGGGTCAGACGGAGTCGGCCATAGAGTGATCTGCGGGAATGGGATCGTGCGGTTAAACCAGAACTGATACGGCTGGTTGGCGGTAAAGTTCTTGTTTGGCAGGGAGGTGTAATCATCCCGGTTCAGACGAGCCATCGGAACTTCCCGGCTCATATTGCCGACATAGAACTCACGGACTTGCAGCGTATTGCCACCAGTCTCACGCATGCGGTAATACTGAACGCTTGCACCCGGATCAATCTGATACCAGAGCCACTGGTTATCTACCCAAGTGGTCACGCCCGTATCTTCCAGAAGCGTCCAATTTGAACCGTCGTTGGAGACCTCTAAAAGGATGTGAAAAGATCCAGAAACGCCCGGTAAAATACCAATAGAGCCAGAGTAAATAGGGTTGTTAGTGCCATAGTTGATTGCAATATAGCCGTTAGGGGATGTTTGTACGTCTACAGTAGTGATGTCACTATCAACAGCGTTGGCTGCGTTGCCAGAAGACGCATAAACGTCGCCCGTGGGGCGGTTCATCGTCCGGTAGTTCACATTCAGGACATCAATTGACCCGGCAGGTAGCTCATAAATGAACTTGTCGGCATTCAGGCCAAAAACCTTCTGGCTAATAGCCCAGTAGTTGATGCCAATGTTGGATAGGTTGCTCAGCAGGAAGAAAAGAGACTGCTTGGCAGCGTAAATCTGCTCAGAAGTCAGCTCCTCAGCCAGCTTTCCAGACCGTCTAGCCCCGTGATCGATCAGATCTTGGACTGAAACGACTGTTTGTCCTACGGTTCCAGAATACGCCATGACAATCCTTTACCATGAAGACGCTTTTTTTGACTTTTGATGGGTAGAAATCTTGGATTTCCCCATTTTCATGCTTCCACCATGTTTCTTTGGGGCTGGCTTTTTTAGGAGCCGGGCTCTAGCGGCAGCAGCCATATCCTCTAAATCTTCAGCACCCTCTGTTTTGGTAGTCCGAAAGTTCTGCACAGCCTGCTTAGAAGCGGCGGCACGAGTGTCAAACTCCGCCTTGGAGACAGGGACACCATCTATTTCGTAAACCTGACCAGTCGCGGTCGGATAAGATCTGAAGTCTGTATCTGGCATTTTATCTCCTTACCAACCCGGACAATTCCACCGCTTCATTGACGCCCGAGCACGAGATCCGCGCTCAGAGCTTCTTGCTGTCGGCTCCATCCGGGCACAAAACGAGTCCCGGCGCTTTCCGCCCTCGGGTTGCGGAGCCTTCAGATTGCTCCCCGTCTCCCGGTTGTACTTTGCTCGACCCTTCGCTGTCAGACCCGCGCCCTGATCTGCCGATAACTTCTCCCCCCGACCTACGGAAAGAGAAGGGCCGCCGTCTTTCTTCTTCTCTGGCAGCTTCCCGTAAGCCTTTTTTCCTACATTAGACTGCGTATATTCATCCGCCACATCCTCAGAAATGCCCACTTTTTTGGCAAACTTAGGGTTGTTGGCAACGGCCTTCATCAGGCGAAACTGGGCTTTGGATTTGGCTGGCATGATTACCAACAAGCTTTTTTAGCAGAGCCGCCAGCTTTCATCTTGGCAGTCTTTGCCGACTCTTTAAAGTCTTGTTTTGTAGGCGCACCCTTGCTACCAACTTTGCGCATCTTTTCACCAGAGCCTTCAGCGATACGTTTACGTTTGGCGTTGATGTTGGCATACAAGCCGTTTGGTTTGCTTGGCATGATTAGTCAGGATTCTTAATGTAGATACCTTCAAACTCAGCAGACACATTAGAAGTCCCGGCTGAAGCAACTGCCCTAATTTCAATGTCTGTTTTTTCAGGGAAAGCAACAGGTGTGTGCAAGTCAAGCACGAAGTCTCCACTACCCGGAGTACGTGTAGAACTTTGTTGCCTAAAAACTCCACCTAGTGGACGCTGAATCATTTGAAAGTTTGTCCAAGCGTTTGCGGTTGAATTTCCAGATGAATAAAAAACACCCATCAGATACAAGGTGTACCCAGCAGGCACAGTCCAAAACGCCATCTGCGTTTGGTTTGCATTCAAAGCAATCATGCCGTAGACGGTTGCGGGGACACCAGAAGTAACAGTGCCTGTACCAGCATAAATAGTTCCTGCGGCAGTTGCGCCAGAACCAGCGGTAACAACAAACATACGAGAAATGCGCAAGTAACTATTAACCGTGTTAACTTCGGTCTGGCCGTTAAGAATTACTGTTTCGCTAATTTCGTTGTAGTTAGCATCAAGACCAGCAATTGAAATTGTTCTTGCGCCAGTGCCAGCCGCCGCATCATCCGCGCTAGAACTGGAGATTTTCATTACAGTGGCAGAAGCGGGGTATACATACGTTCCACCTTGTGCCCAAACT